GTGAACGACAATCTCGAAACGGGGCTTGAGGTGGACGTGGAAGCCAATAGCGCAGGCGCGCATGTCTACGGCAACATGCAAATCAACACCAACAAGGGTTCGAAAGATTGCTGGGCCATGTATGGCCAGAGGGGCCAGGGTCCGGGCCCGACCGATGCCTATCATCTGAGCCTGAAAACCGAAATCGAAACGCCTTATAGCGATTCGACAAGCACGGGCTATATCGCCGCCACCATCAATGTCGCGCTCGATGCCAATGCGACATGCGCAATCTCGATTCAACGCCAGTGGGGATATCGCCGCTTTCCGGCCACGGCCCTGCCCAACTAGCCGTTCGTGCGGACAATTCCCGATGTGGCCTTGCGATCATCCAAGCCAGAGTGTTCCGGGGATTTTCCGGGACATTCCGCATTCAAACCGGATTTTTGGATCTCTTATGTTCCGCTTGAAGGCGTGGCAATGATCGATAGGCACGAAAGAGATGACAGGGATATCAAGAAGTTAGATGGTCGGAGCGGCGGGATTCGAACCCACGACCCCTTGACCCCCAGTCAAGTGCGCTACCGGGCTGCGCTACGCTCCGACACGGCGAGATCCCTATAGGACCAATGTTTTAGGCGCAAGCCCCCTTCGCGAATTTTCTTTGGGAAATGGAACAGAAGGGGCCAAAATGCGCGATGCAGAACAGAAAGTCCCACCAGTTTCCCACGATACGTTTTCCGTTCGTTCCGTGATCGGCGAAGCCGCCACGCCAGCATCCATTAATCAGCAAACAGGGTTAATTCAGCACAGCCGAATAATTTCTTAATCTCTTGAGCTCAATTGAACCATAATCAGGTCGTTCAATGCGAATGCCGTTGACTCTTCGTCCATGGACTGTCCAATTATCTGCTAGGAGATAGTTCGTGGCAGACCCTGTGGATGTTGAAGGTTGGCTAGCTCTTGTGAGCCAGCATGAGCAGGCGGCTCGCAAGCTTAGCGAAGACAAAAAGAGTGCGCGGATGGGCTATTTCCACGCCGTGATGGCGGTCGAATGCGCATTGAAAGCATATATCTGGTATATTGAGCGCTTCAATCAGCCACCTGACATAAAAACAAGGCCCGATTTATTCAGCCACAACCTTAGGCTTCTCAAGGACAAGGCTGGCATCAAGGTAAAGTCGACGGACGCGCAGGCTCCATCGTGGCTTGTCATTCTACAAGCGGATCGATCACAATATTACGATCCGGCCCCTATGCCTCGAAAAACCGCCCGCGCAATGGCCGATGCAGCATTCGGTGAGAAAGGAGTGGTCACATGGATACGCACAGCCTTGACAAGGCGCTCCTAGAATGCGGGCATAAGTATGTAGACGCTCTTGAGCATCTCGGCATGAAGCCAGAATGCGCATTTTGGGCTTACGACGAAGAGCTTGAGCAGTTTTTTTTGGTGCTGATCACCAGCATGTTTGACTATGCTGGACCTTTAAAGTTGGCGGAGAAACTTTTCAAAGCATACAACAGTCATGGCCTTCCGGCGGAGATTGACCCTTTCCAAGTGCGCCTACATAGTCCCAAACAAACCATCTATCGCAATATAGCCCCTTTGCTTACTCAGCGCATAACTGGTGCTGACTTTGCATTGGAGAACCCTCATGTAAATATTCCAGAGTCACTTTTATCACAGCCAATCGCAATTAGGTCTGATGGCCTCTATGTGCATCCTGATTGGATCTACCGTTTCGCCCCGGTCAAACGGAATGAGGTTGGGAGACAATGGAATAAGTTTGTGACGCGTGTTGATTCCTTAGCCGCGTGAAGGCGTTCAATGGGTGAGCTGTTCTCCTCAAGTACTCCAATTGGATACATTAACAAAGCTGAAGCCTATCGCGTCGGAGCGCAGGTGCTGGCCCGTGACCTGAAAGGCGTCGGCGGCTGGGCAGGCGATCCAACACGCTATTTATATTATCATTGCATTGAGCTCTACATGAAGGCAGCTTTGATCTCGGCAGGGAAGACGGAAGCCCAGCTACGATCATTAGGACATGGCTTTGTGAAGCTCGCTAAAGCCTGCAACGAACAAGGGTTAGGCTTGAATGACGATGACGACCTCAAAATACTTGCACTAATCGACACTGAGAACAATTATATCAAATCGCGCTACCACCATGTGGGCAACTTCACGGTTGCTACGGTTCAAGCTCTTGATTGGACTGCTAGTGAACTAGCAGTGCTAGTAGTGAAAATGGTCCGGCGCTCAGGCCTTCAGGTACACGCACCCAGACCAGCATTGCCCTGTGAGTATAGGTTTCAGAGCATGTGAGAACGCGCGCTTTGAAGAGGCCACCTGCGCTATCTACTACGTCGTTTCTAACGATTCACAGCCATTATTCTAGCCCATGCCTGTGTTGAAATTCAATATTCGCAATGCTTTAGCGTCATTCTAGACACGTCTGCCCTATCGCATTTCATTGCGCTTTTCGGATTAGTATCCAGGCATTCGATCTGGCCGATGATCTCCGCACCACCAGTCGGATTGACCCTTCCCCTTGTCATAGCCGAAGCAGCCCCAGCGCTTACAGCCCGGCGCCTGACACCAATGCTCGACATGCACCGCGTCTGTGGACCCGGCGGCTCGCTTATCCTCTGTCATTTTTACCCCTTGATGTTCTTATTTCGTTCGCTCATGCTTTAGGACATGAAGCATAGGGATAGGACAGAAATCAAGGTGAGATGGTGACGGTTGATCCTGTCGAACGGCTGCGCGAGGCGGCCTCCATGCATTATCGCCTGATGCCGCAGTCCTATCGACGGCGCTTTGCCGGTATGGCCGTGGGAAAGCGAAGGGATTTGACCGTGGTTTCCCCGATCGCGAGCGGCATGATCGAGCGAATGGTCTTTGAATTTGAGGGGAAGCCGGCACCCGACTCGATGGTTCAGCAGCCCATCGAGGGCGCCTTGCTGGCCGTCTCCGATCAAGACGCTTATGCCACGCTGCTGATGAATGGGCCTGAAGGCATAGCTGCCATAGACGCCATGGTCCAACGGATCGTTGCGGCGCTATCGTCGACCTTCGAGATGCGTGAGGCCGTGCGGAATATTTACTATAGCCCCGTGCACTCCGACCCGGAAAAGCCCAAGGCTCCTGCGCTGCCCAACGGCTGGATGCCCTGCCATAGGATATCCCTGGAAGCCAAGCCGAAGCGGCGATGGGTGCGGACGTGGCTGGACGGCGATGATTTCATCGGCTTTGACGGCGCGATCGTGATGGGTCGCATTTTTCGCATCGCTGCCTTGAGCGAAGGTGACCGGGAAAAATGGCTTTGGCTGCTGGCGCATGCACCTGCGCAGATCAAGCTGGATCATCCATCCTGCGGATGGGAAGAGACGGCGCGGCAAGCCGCTGTCCGGGTCGAAAACTGTTATGAGAAAATTCTCCGCTCGATCCATCGAGACGCCTATGACACCCTGCAGAAGCAGGGGAAGCGCTAGGAGGCCGGAATGTGCAATCTGTACAATGTGAGCACCAACCAGGAAGCCTTGCGCGCCTTTCGCCAGGCGCTTGATCGCCTGGGCAACCTTGAGCCGTCGATCGATATATATCCTGACCGCCCGGCGCCCGTCCTGCGACGGACTGGAGATGGCGAGGCTTGGGATCGGCTCACCTGGGGCATGCCCACGCCGCGCTCGATCCTGGGCGACAAGCCGGATACGGGCGTCACCAACATCCGCAATGTCACCTCGCCGCACTGGCGCCGCTGGCTCGCGCCTGAGAACCGGTGCGTCGTGCCTTGGACGACCTTTTGCGAATGGGAAGACACCAAGCCGAAGAAGCGCAAGCGTTGGTTCGCGATCGACGAAGACAGGCCCCTCGCCTTCTTCGCTGGCATATGGACGGACTGGAAGGGAACGCGGGGATCCATGAAGAACCCGCGCGAAGGAGAGCACCAGCTCTTCGGCTTCCTCACCACGGAACCGAATGCCGTGGTCAAGCCGATCCACCCGAAGGCCATGCCGGTTATTCTCACGACTGCCGAGGAAGTCGATGTCTGGATGCGGGCGGAATGGGCCGAGGCGAAGGCGCTTCAGCGGCCGTTGCCGGATGACGGGCTGCTGCTTCTGCCGGCGGAGGATTAAGCCCTATTCATCCCCTGCCACGCTGTCAGTGAAGGACAATAGGTAGACAGAGTGATCGGCTTCCGCCGACGACTTGAAGGAGAGAACGATGACAAGCAAGGGCAAGCTGATTGTGCTGGCAGCGTTTGACAAGGACGATGAAGGCAATCTTCTACAGGCTTTTGACCCTAGGCAGGTCGACACAGAGGAGCGGGCGAAACGGGAAGCGCGAGCCATCGCCGACAAACACACTGGTGTCGTCGCGTGGAGTCGCGAAGCTGATCCAACTCTAGGCGAATACGGACCGCCGATCGTGCTGTTCCAGTCGGGGGAAGTACCGGAGCTCGAGTAACAAGATCATGGAGAGCGCAGCGAGCGATGGCGTCAGATCGGAGGGACCGGCAGAAAAGCATCATAGACCACGAAAGCGCGCCGCCAACGCGTCTTCCGTTATGGGGGTCATTTATTCGATGATCGTCTGGTTGATGCTTATCGCGATCAGCATGCTGCTGATCGCTCGGTGTGCCGGCGCCGTCGAGATCTGCTCGGGTGGACATCGCGCAGAACGAAAGGTGACATGCGTCGTTGACGGTGACACGATCTGGCAACGTGGCTTAAAAATGCGATTGCTGGACATCGACGCGCCGGAGACGTTCGGTGCGGAATGTCCGCGAGAAAAGGCGTTGGGAGAAAAGGCCAAGCTCAGGCTGCAGGAGCTGATGGGCGGCGGCTACAGAATCGCGAACAGTGGCCTAAGCGACCGGACGACTGATCATCGTGCGCTTGTTCGTGTGTTTATTCGGAACGGTCGAGATGCGGGCCAAGAACTTGTCAAAGAGGGGCTTGCTCAACCCTGGCCGAATAAGGGGAATAAGTGGTGTGGACGGTGACGCCAGCCGCGCCGGTGATCCCAGAGGTAAGCTTTACAGAATCAGTGAGTGACAATCGGCCGTTTATCGCGGCCGATTGTCCTCAGTCATAGCGGTTACATCCTTCGCCCACCGGTGACTTTTCTATTCGTCACAGGCTGACCACCCGCGCCTGCCTCAATCGCCGCCATTCCGATCAGGTAGACCAGCAACGGCTGCTGATCTCTCGGTACTGGGCGTGCCAATTCCACTAGCGTGCTTGCGACGTATTGCAATGTATGCTCGTTCATTAGAATCTCCTTTTATGAACGGGCATATGAACTCGTGTTAATTCAACTAAGGGATAGGTCTACATCGCACTTTCTGTACGGATCGGGCCTATGCGACGGTTTGCCACAAACGCAAACGGCCGCCCGAAGGCGGCCGAGTGGCATTGTCACGTACAGCTTTAAAAGGCCGGCATGTCGTATCGACGATACCCCCAAGGGCGCGACAGCGATACCGCGGCCGTTCCATTCGCAGGAATGGCGACATATACGACGAGGGCGGCATAGGCCGTCGCCGTCGACCCAGGCAAAGTGCCCTCGATCTCAGTCTTGAGATCGATATGATAGGCAGATGTCGGCCCTGGGCCTTGAGAAGGCAACCCAAAGAGCGCCCATGCGTTTTTCGTGCCGCCGCCAGCTGTGCTGATTTCGAGCGCGCCGTAGACATGCGCGCCGCCTGAATTCGCCTCGACATCGACGCCGACGCCGGCCTCAAGCAGGTCCTGGATCTGCCAGTATGTGGTCGGCGGACTGTCAAATTCGATGCGTGCCACGACGGCCGAAGCACCAGCCGTCAAGGCGAAACGGACTTTGTTGCCGCTATTGGCGTCAGCCGCGTCATAAGCAGCGCTGGTGATCGCGACCGAGCAAGGTCCACTTGGCGCTGGTGCCGAGATCTTCGTGTTGGCCGGAACCGTACCGCTGGACACGGTAACGTTAGCGCCCGTGATCCCACCGGAAAGCGTCAGGAAAAACGGGTTGGTGATGATCTGGCGCGGATTGTTGGGGCGGCTGTCCGCTGCTGTCGCCACACCCTTGTCGCGATACACGAAGTTGGCCTTGATCCAGTCCACCGGCCCGGCATTGGCCTGAAGGAAGGCGCCGAGCGAGGAGAAATGCGTGGGATCAGACGGCTGCAGCACGCCGCTCTTGAAACGGAGCAACGTCCCGCTCTGTGTCGCCGCCCAGACGACTGGCCCGAAGTCGAACAGGTGCACGCTCTTTGCTTCTGCCCAGGCCTTTTGCCGGAGATTGAAATCCAGCACTGCATTGACCTGGGCGGCGTTGAGCGCGGTCGATCCGGTTTCCGCGACCAGGACAACCTTCTTCCCGCTGTCAAGATCGAGCTGCCATTCCGCGACGAGGTTTGCGTAGGCAACCTGGACAACATTGCTCACGTCGACATAGACGCCGGTGATCGTATCCGTGTAACCCGTCGAGGTGATCGTGGTCGAGGCGACTGTCTGGGCCGTATCGACCTGATAAGTGCCTTCTTTGCCGGGCGTCCCAGTGAGCTGACTGACGATTTTTGTCCCAGGCGTGACACCCGAGCCGCTCAAGATGCCGCCGGGGTTGAATGTGCCCGCAACGGTATTGACCACAAGGGTCATCGTTGTGCCGGCAATAGATCCCGTTGCGGTCTGCGCACCGGCATGGGAAACATCGTTCACGACCGGAAAATTCCAGATCGAGATCCCGGCATTGGATGCCAGACGGCTATCCCTGTAGTAGCTGATATACTGGTCACTCCGGAAGCCGGAGACCGCGAAAAGGCGGTTGATCCGCAGGCGGTTGCCGGTCAGAGCATTGGCCCAGTTGAGCCAGTGGATATTCGATAGCCCGATATGCCGCGCAGGCGGAATAACGGCAACACCGCCCTGGGCAGCACGGGAATCGCCGTTGATATCCGCCAGATAGGCGTTGAGGGACCGCTTCCAAAGGGTGGATGCGGAAAGGGTTCTTGCTGCCATCACACGGCCTCCGTGATCCGCGCGCCATCGATATCCGTCAGGATCGCGCTGTCATTGTCAGAAAGAAAAATGGATCCGAATGGCGCCCTCGGCACGCTGGTGCCGGGTTTGTCGCCCAGCACCTTGACTGACTTGCGCAAGCCGCCGAACTTGTTGAGAGCATTCATGCCAGCACCCATGCCAGCTTGTCGCCGACTGCCACATAGCGATCGACGGGACCATCGTCCGGCAGAATCAGCTCGCGCGCCGAGCTCGTGGTGGAGCCAGTCGTCTGGCTTGCATCCGGCGCAGACCCCGTCGCGATGTAAGTCGGCGCCGAGACGCGCACGCGGAAGATGGACCCGGCGGACGCTGCGGCATTGGTGGTAGTCCCCGCCGCCGCCATGGTCTGCGACCACTGCGGCGAGACCAGCAGAGGCTGGCGGGTATTGCTGTAGTCACCGTCCTGGCCGGCAAGGGCGCACAGGACATGGAGCCCGGAAAAAGCCATGGTCATTCTCCAATTTTCGAGAGGTTGAGGAAAGGACAGGCGGCGCGAAGGCTGTCTTAGCGGCCGATAAGCAGGGCGCCGATACGACGCAAAGCCTCGCCGAAGGTGACGCCGATCGCCATGCCGCCAATGCCGATCATGCCCAAAGCGCCGAGGCCCATAAGCTTCCAGCGGCGGACATCATCCGTCACGGGTCGCATCTCGGATACATCGCCACGTACATCGGCGATGTTGGCCTCGACGGCTGCCAAGCGGCTGTTGGTGTCATCGATCTTGCGGTACATTTCCGCCCGGCTGGCGGACGCCTTGTCGTCGGCACGACGCAGCGTTTCCTTGACCTCCGTTTGCGTCTCACTGATCGAGCGCAAAGAGGCGGCCATTTCGCCAAGCTGGCGATGGATGCTCGGATCCGTATCAGGGGCCATCGGCACTACCGCCCGATGGGCCGGCGCGCCTTGAGCCGACCATAGAGCGCATAACCCGCCCCGAGGATCGGCGCGGCGGCAAGGATGAGGTCGATCAGCTTGCTCTGCATCTCCAGGTCAAAGCCGACGCCGAACAGCGCCAGGATGGCGGCAAGGATCGTCATCAACGACCCCAGCACCACGCGCGAGCGATACCAGGGCTCGTTATTGGTGGCGTGCAGCACATCGGGAAGCACGGTTTGCGTGACGGCCGCTATGATCGGGCCAGCGGCCTCGGGCGCAGCGTTGACATCGGGATCCTGCACTGCCCGCGTCACGGCTGTCGTGATCGCTGCCTGCAGGGTGCGCGCATTGTCGTTCATGGATGCGATCCTTTCGCGAGGGAGTAATGAAGATCAGAGGCGCGCGGCCTGGACGTGCATCCAGTCGAAGTCGCGTGCGCGGCCGAGCGAGAGCCAGCCTTGTGTCTCCCAGGCCAGCCAGAAGGAGACGGCGTCGGGATGCGAGAGCCGCGCCTGCGGCTTGGCCGTGGTCAGCCCGTTTCGCTCGGGGTCGAAGTCGATGGCGATGCCCCAGCTATGCATGCTGTAAGCCTTGCCGCCCCGCATGCGCCGGACGTTGAGGGAGCCGCCGAAGATATCGATGCCGAGATCGGCCCGCTCTTTGGCCGAGTAGACCTCGGCGATCCGCTGGAGTGCGATGAGCGCCGAGGGCGCCACCTTCTCATGCAGTGTCATCTTGCGCACGACGGTTGATCGCGCCCAGGCCAGCCGCATGTCGAACGGGATATCAATCGTTGTCTGCCGCGTCCCGACCGGACCATAAAACTCCATGCAATCGGCCTGGCGCGGCCACTGGATGGCCGAGGGCTGGCGCACATCGATCGTCGGCACACGGTCGCGATCGGGGATTTGCGTCATGGTCTTGGGCGGTACGGCGCTGGCGCTGGCCTTGAGCGCCGCCACCACGGCCGGATCGGCGATACCATCCACTTTGAGGCCGTTCGCGCCCTCGAAGGCTTTGAGCGCGGCGATCGTCGCCGTGCCGATCTTACCGTCGATGGGCCCCACGGCATAGCCGTGCGCCGTCAGCCGGCTTTGCAGCCACTGTTCAAACGTCATAGCGATGTTCCTTGAGTGTGCGGGCGCGCTTAGACCGCGCCCATCCGGGCGCGGTTGACGTCCCAGTCCTGGGCGATCATTTCTTCCATGGTCCGCTTTGACTTCGCAAAGTCCTGCAGCCAGGCGCGGCGGAAATTGCCTTGGAAGGTGCCGCCGGTAAAATCGGCCGGGCAACCGATCAGCGCGTTGCCCGCTGTCGTGGCGGGCAAAAATTCGCGCACCTTGGGAACGGCTGTGCGCGCCCCGCGCAAACCACGGCCGAGATAAAAGCGCTGGTCGAAATGCGTACCCGCCTGGTTCTCCTCATATTCATACCCCATCAGCAGGATGGACGAATTGAAGATATCGTTGGCAACCGATAAGCCTGAAATAGAGGCCAGCCCGTAGGTCGTATCGCCCGGCCGGCAGTAGAATTCGAGTTGCGCGACCTTGTTGGTGTTGTCGCCCGTAGGCGCCACATACCACTGGTTCACATTGCCAGGCGCGTTAAAGCCGGCAATCCGGTTGTTAAACCCTTCCCGAATCGTCGGCCCCATCTGCACCCAGAAGGCCATCCCGAAATGTTTCAGGCCCGTATCCAGCTTCCACGCCGGGGGCAGCACAAGGTTTTCGCCCTTGTCGCCATCAAAGGCAATTGCACCACCGGCGACCGTAAGCGGATGGTTGAACTTAACCGGCGGCCCCTCCTGCTCGAAGGCGCGCGCATCGAACTGCTTGTACTCCTTCGTCGTCGAGACAGGCGTGACGATCTCGTAATCGGGCCAGGTATAAGGGTCCATGAAATCGATGACGGAGAGCGTGCCCTCATCCATGATTTCATCCGGCATCAAAAGCGGCCCGGAGGCCACCACGTCGCGAAGCTGCGTATAGAGACCGGCCATCACGCCCATCCTTTTGCCTGGAAGATGTTGACATAAAACGTCGCCGTGACGGTGCGTCCGGCCGCGTTGGGGTGGATCCTGTCGGGCTGCATCAGCGAGGGAGGCGGATAGCCGGCGGCGATTGCCGCGGCATCGTCAGGATCGGCAGGATTGCCGGCCGCGATGAAGGCCGCCAGCTTGTCCACGGTATTGTCTGGCCAGCGCTTTCGGCATTCGGCCAGAAGCCAGGCGCGGTTGCGCGCGCGAGGATGGTTCGTGAGGACCTCGTCCCGCTCCGGCATGAAGGGGCAGACAAGGAATTGTTTGACCGCCGTCGGCTGCGCCGCGATCGTCGCCTCGAAGTCGGCCAGGATCCGCTCCGGCTCATCCGGATTGTTGCGCCCCCAATCGAGGATTAGACGGCGCTCCAGAAGATCCGGAAGAGCAGCGCCGGTAATGTTTTCGATCGGCGGCCAAATGCAGGGCAACGATCCAGTGAGCGGAATGGCTGCGCCCGGCGTGGTGCGGGTCCAGCGCATGACACCGGACGGGCGATCCCAGGAGAGCATTCCCGCCACCCCGCCCCAGAGGGCGGGGATGCCGGAGACCGAGCCCTCTGCGTAGAACGAGGCGAAGCCCAGCTTGTCCAGCGTCGAAACCTGGACAGTGCCGGAGGCCGGGATCTCGCCGGTCACCGAATAGAGCCGCAGCGGCACGGCGCCGACGCGTGCCGCACAGTTGCGGCTCGTGGCTGCGGATCGTCCGATGTTGCGGAAGGGGATCCCGCTCATCGTGGCGAATTCCGCCCCCCAGTCGGCCTCCATCAGACTGTCGCCGACGCCCAGCACCTCGCGCATCGGCATCACCCGATGCGACTTTGCGACATCAACAGGGGAAAACCAGGTGGTGCCGTCCGCCGTCCAGCGCGCCATTCCATCCGGAGCGATGAGCGGCGCGCTCGCCACCTGCCCGGTGCGTGAGAGCTTGAGCCGCGCACCTGTCTTCCGATCATTCGAGATGACCGCGCCGCCTTCGAGCGTAAGCTCAAACCCATGATCCGGCGGATCCGGCTGCACCTCACCTTCGGCATAGCGCGTCCCGTCAGCCTTGACGGCGGTCAGGATGTTTCGCGCGGGATCGACATCGGCGCGCAGGAAGCCGGAGCGCGCCAGCGCACGGGGATCGATCCCGTTCCACGCCTGAAACCGCGTCTGAATACCGGCCGCGCCGATCATCTCGCGATCGAGGCGCGGATGCTGGCCTCGGATCAGGTGCCCGGCTCGGTCAAAAAGGGCACCGACAATGCCCGAGCGCGCATATTTGTCGCCCCGATCCAGGCGGATACCCGCCACGTCGAGGCGGCGGCCGAAAAACACATGCGCGCCGTCCCGCAGGCGATAGGCGGAGATCAGGCGTCGCGCGCTATCGATCACCGGAGCGATCAGACCGGAACGCCCCAGCCGGCGTTCCTTCGCCATGCGCCAGCCGCCGCCTGTCTCCAGGCCCGTGGCGCCGATCAGAAAGGTATCATCGCGCAGCCGAAGGCCTGTAACGATCCGGCCGAGACGGTCGAGGACCGCCGCGGCGAGACCGGACCGGAGAAAGCGGGGATCGTTGTCGACACGGTAGGCGGCCATTTCGAGCGCGCGCGTGCCGATGATCGATGTATCGTCGCGTTCGCGATAGGCCGAGAGGATGCGCCAGTTGATGCCGAAAACGACATTGTCATAGCCAGCGCGGACGTATTTTTTGGCGAGATCGAGAATGTCCCGGCTGCCATAGCCGCTGATCTTGTCGTCGTGGATTGCATCGGCTGCCAGACGCGCGGTTACTTCATCCGCAAGCGCCTGATCGCCGGCATCGAGCCGCCCATCCAGCGTCGGAAAACCGTTGCGCGCCGTCGTCACCTCCAGCTCCAGCGCATCGGTGCGCCCATCAAGAGCGTGGTCGGCCGCCTCGCGCGCAGCCACCTCATCCGCAAGCGCCTGATCGCCGGCATCGAGCCGCCCGTCCAGCGACGGGAAGCCGTTGCGTGCCGTCGTCACCTCCAGCTCCAGCGCATCGGCGCGCCCATCAAGGGCATTATCGCCCGCCTCGCGCGCTTCACGCTCGCTAACCACAGACGTGCGGATCATTGCATCCTGTCGTTCGCGCTCGTCCGCCTCGAACTGCAGATCGCCGCGAAATCCGTCCAGATCCTGGCGCAGCTCGGCATCGTCGGCGGCCCGCTCGTCTCTCTCGGTCTCGATGGCCTGATCGATGTCCTGCAGGCGGTTCTGCAGCCCGTCGATCCCCGGAATATTCAGGTCGGACCGACGCGCGAAATGCTCCTCTGGGAACAGGGCTGCAGAGTCGAGGTCAAGCTTTTCGCGCGCGGGCGCGGCGCGCAGGTCCAGCGCATCCAGCAAGGAGATTGCCATACGGCAGATCCTCTTTGTTCAGATTGTTAAGGATGTCGGGCGGAAGAGCCGCCGGGTCAGTGCGCGATCCAGTGCACCGTGCCGGCGCGCAGCATGAAATATTCGCCGGCGGGAATGCTGACCGTCGCGGCGCCACTGCCCTTCGGGCCGACGAACTGACCGGAGGGCGTGGCGAGCGTGTAGGCGATCGAGCCGGAATTGTAGATTTCCAGCTCCGCGCCCGAGAAGTCCGAGGGGTTGGGCAACGTTACGGTATAGGTCGTGGCGCCGCCAAGCTGGACATAGCCCCCCAGGGCGCTTGGCGGCAGGGTTCTGGCGGCGCCGAGAAGCGTGAAGGAATAGCTTTGATAGACCACCACCCAGTTGTCGTAGCCGGCAATGACCCAGACGAAGGCATTGCGGGGCAATGTCAGGGTCGGGCCATTGGACCCGCGCGGACCCACGAAATTCCCGCTTGGCGTCGCCAGCGTCTTTTCGGATGCGCCGGCATTGTAAAACCAGTACATGCCGCCCGTCGTCGTCGCCGCCTCCGGCGCCGGAAGGGTGATCGTGTAGGAGCCGCCACCCGTCACCTCGATATATTTGCGTAAGTGCGCCTGGGTCAGAGTGACCGCGCTGGCGACGCCGACGAAACCGGGGTGATCGACATAGGCGCGCGTGGCCGCATGCAGATCCTGCGAGGGCGCACCGGGCAGCGTCAGCGGGCCCGTCAGCGTGCCGCCGGCAAGCGGCAGATACTGGTTGCCAAGCGGACGGCCGGCGCGCCAAACCGTTCCGTCATAGACCAGCGTCAGGATCTCACCCGCCAGCGCATCGCCCGCCTGCAGCTCGGAGCCATCCGAGCGGCGCACTGACTTGGCGCCCTTGCCATTGAGATTGAGGGTCACGGGGCCGTTGTTGGATACGAACAGGAACAGCGTGACCGTAAAGCCAGCCGGGAAATCCACCGGCACCGGGGCCAGGGTGGCAATCCAGGCGTTCTGATTGCCACCCTGGGCCGAGGCGCCGGCAAAATTCATCTGCCCCCGCTGGATCGCGGTGGCAAGTTGCTGGCCGTTCTGGGTCGGCGTGAGTCCGCCGGCCTGGATCAGGCCGAGCAGCTCGGCTTGCGTCGCGTTGAAAAACTCGGCGGGCACGGCCGAACCGCGCTGCGCCGTCTGCGCATTGCGGTCGACATAGGGCGCGTTCGGGTCGGCGGACCCGTACGGTGGGATATAGCGCATGATGATGGAAGCCTTTCAGAGGATCAAGCCGAAGCGGCAGAGATCTCAGAGCGGGGGCGCGTCGAAGACGTAGTCGTCGTCGAGCGTGAGGTATTCGGGCGGATCGGTGCCATCGAGGACGATCCAGTTCAGGCCCGGCGGCAGCTCCGCCGGCGGCTCCAGCGCATCGAGCGAGAGCACGGGAATGGTCCAGGCCGGAGCGATGCGGCGCATGATGCACAGCAGGCGCTCGCCATCGGCAAAGGAAAACAGCGGGTCGTAACCGCACTCGCTGTCGCCGCACCGGAAATAATCCACTGCCGAGTTCACCACCTGGACGATCCAGTAGATCTCCTCGCGAGGGCTTCCCAGCTCGTGATCGCCGCCGCATTCGGAAAAGCCGCATTGCCAGATGGCCGGCTCCCGCACGAAGATCTTGAAGCCGTAGGCTGCGGCGATGCGGATGAAATCGCCAATGGCGATTGCTGCAACGCTGTTGACCTTGGCCTCCAGCGCCCGGAGACGCTCGGCGACCCCCGTTTCACCCGAAACGCAGGAATCGGGCAGCCCGTAATCCGCCTCCCATTCGGTCAGGAGTTCGTCGGCGCCAAACACCGTGCTTTCCAAAGCCAGGCGATAGGCTCTTTGATAGAGCGTCTCGAAGGGCGAGAGGAGCGCGCGGGTCAGCCGGGCGATCCGGCTTTCGAGCGGCACGGCCTGCCCGTCCGGGCTACCGAAGGCCGCGCCCTGCGGCCAGAGCGACAGGGCAGCGCCGATCAGATCGTCATTGACGGGCTGCGACAGCGTATCCCAAGGCAAGGGCGCGGAGACCACGCCATCGAGCACGGTCGGCACGGAGGTGTAGCTGGCCAGCCCCGGATCACGCGACATAGGCGATCGTCCCGTTCACCGGAAACTGCCCTGATGTCAGCACGATATCGGCCGAGGGGGCGACCAGCCGGTGACGCTCCTCCCCCGCCACCCCCGAAATCACCTCCGAGATCCAGGAGATCGGCAGGGTGAAACTGTCGTCGGGATAGCCCGGCCGGCAACGGGCCACATACATGGCGGCAATGCCGGCGGCGATCGCCGCCCTGATCTCGTCCGTATCCGACTGCAAGCCGCCGATCGTGACATTGACGGGCCGCGCGATTGGCGCCACGGCGACACTATCGTCAAGGCGGATCATGCGGCGCGCATCGATCGCCGCCTGTACGACGGCGACATCGGACGGTTGCGGGATCGAGCCCGCGCGGCCGGCGAAGAGGAAGTAGACCACCAGCATGCCCGGCGCATTCTGGGGCCGGTACGCCCAGGCCTTGAGCACGCCCGGCACATCCGTCGCCATCCGCTCGTAATCGGTCAGCGTGCCGCCGCCGGGCGGATTGCGCTTGCGCGCCAGCGCCCGCGCGCGCAGCTCCTCGATGCCCTCGACATCGGCCCCGCCGCCCAGTCCACCTGCGCCCACTGTCCATTCCAGCGACAGGGAGGGATGCAAGGCCGGATCGGCAAGCCCCAGGAGGCCACCGGCCTCGCGGTTGCCCGCAACGCCCTTGATCTCGCAGGCAACGGCAAAGGACAGGCTGCCATCGGCACCCGAGAGCGCCGGCGCCGTCGTCAGATAGGTCATGTCGCCGGAGACAAGCCGGATCCCGGCCGGATAGACCGCCTGCGCCGCCCCGGAGCCCGTGACAAGCCCTGCCGCCGCCGATGGTTGCCGCTGATAAATTCCGATCTCGGAGGCATGCAGCCGGACCCAGCGCAAATCCGTCGCCGTGGTCAGAAACATCTGACGCGACAGGGCCGCCATGCGCAGCTCGAATTCATGCGCCAGCAGCGCCAGGACCTTGACGATAACCGTCAGGACATTGTTCTTCAGCGCGGTATCGGTGCCCGGCAGGTACTGACGGAACGCGCCGCGCAGTCGTCCGGAAATCTCAGCGGGTGAGCGGATGATCCACGCCATCGATCTGGCTCCACAGCAGTTGGAATTTCTGTTCGTAGACAAGAGCGCCACTGCGCCCCTTGATTGCCACCGCATAGTCCACGCGGTTGCGCGGCCGGTCGGCCGTCACGGTGACATCAAGCGAGACCGCCACGCCCTGGTCGAGGAGCGGCTGCAAGGCCATGCGCACATAGTCCTCCACGACGGTTTCGATCCCGTCGAAGATCGGACGGCGGCGCAAAAGCCAGAGCCTGGAGCCCATCGGGCTTTCCCCTTGCGCCAGGTCGAAGCCGTCGCCGACCCAGCCCCGGTTTTCCACGCCGTCCGGCAGCTCGCTCGCCTCGACCCTGACATCGGTCATCAGGCAGATCAGGACCTGTGTGGCCAGGCCCTGCTCGGCCTTGAGATCGCCGGGCGCTTGCGGATGGGTGAGCGCATTGACGGCCAGATCCCCCGCAATGCCATCCCAGACGAGATCGGGCGCGCGATAGGGCTCCTGCTCCGGTTCGATCGGGATGATCCTGACCATGCTGTCCCTCGTTCGCCGTCTTTGTCAGATCACGCCGGCGTGCCGGTATTGCCGCTGCCGGGAACGACCCCGCCATGCACATGGGTGTCATCCACCCTGACGCCGTTGACCTTGAGGAAACCGCCGGTGATCTCGACACCGCCGGCGGAGATGGTCAGGGTCACTCCGCCTTTCGTCAGCGTCATGGAAGCGCCCGCGATATCGATGCGGATCCCGTCGCCCATGACCATGCGGATGATGTTGCCGCCCGCGTCGTAAAGCGCCGTCCCGCCCCCCGGCATTCCCGCGGGCCGCATTCCGGGATTTTCGAGCCCCAGAACGAAGCCCAGATCGGGATGCGGCGCGAGCAGGAGGCCCTTGGCGCCCTTGACCGGCATGGAGGCAAAGCCATGGGTCTCGACCCGGTGAATGCGCGTCCAGCCATCGCCGAACAGCGCTCGACCGGACACGAATTGTTGGCCGTCGCGCTCGTCCATCCGACCGTCGAATTCAAAGCGTCTCAGATCCATCCTACTCATCCCCGAACACCGGCTTGACCGGCCCCGGCGCGCCATAGCCGGAGGCGCTCCTGCCGCGCGGGTTCTCGCCGCCCAGCGCCCGGGGATCGGCGAGCGACAGTATGGCCTCCGTGCGGTCGCCCTGTTCCAGCGAAACGGATTTGATCACCATGAGACCGTCGATCCCCAGATAGGGATCTTCGACCTGCACCAGCCAGTTCGGCGACCAGATCCGTCCGGCGGCATCGCGCCAGCCCGAAACCGTGATCGAGGCGGTCGAGCCATTGCCGGCCGCGCGCTTGGCCTGCCAGAGGGCCCGCGTCTTCATGCGGTCGCTGGTGGTCTCGCCCTCATGCGGCACGATCAGCACGCGGCGGCGCGACACGCCGTCATCGACCACCGTCGCCTCGCCGCGCAGCTGCGCCTTGCCGACCCCCTCGCCCGCCTGGCCACGCACCTTGACATGGCTGTAGCGCCCGGCCTCGGTAAAGGTGGCGCTGCCGGCCAGGATGTTGACCCCGAAGACCAGGCCGCCGGCATGGGTGCCTTCCGGCTTCATGGCCAGCTTGATGCGACCCTCGGCCGTGTCATGGATCAGCACGCCCCGGCCGCGCGCGCGCCGCTCGATCGAGGCGAAGGCGCTTTCTCCCGGCTGCAGCTTGTGGCGCGGCTCCCGGGGAAAATCGCCGTCTGCCTCGATACCGATCCCCGATGCATCGAGCTCTTTCGCGATCGCCGAGAGATCCTTGTCGAGGATCTCGCCCGAGGGGTGATCCGCCGAGCACTCGACATAATCGATGGTGCGCGAGACCAGGCTGACGGAAAGCGTGTGGCTCTCGGCTTCATGGGCGGGATTGACATCCCTCACATAGCCCGTCAGCAGCACTTCTCCCGAGGCCTTGAGCACCACGGGCGTGCCGATCGACACCGGCAGACCAGGCCCCAGAACGAGCAGATCGAGCGTTGCCGTGCGCGCGGCCTCTTCAGCCGAAATCGAGACACGCGTGGTCTTGATCGGCGGCAGTCCCTCCGCCGTTACCCTTTCGAGGATCATGACAACTCCCTGAAATTCACGCTCCCGCGCCGCGCCCTATCTTTCGAGCGCTTCGAACGTGACCGGCATCAGCATCGGCGTCAGGCTGCGCGCCACATCGGCCAGCCCTTCCGCCCTGCCCGCATCGCCATAGAGCTTCCAGGCGAGCACGCTGGCCGGCAGCGACACACCCGTCTCCACCCGCACCATCGGCACGGCATTGGCCGCGAGATCCGAGAGGATGCGCAAGGCAACGCCGCCCAGATCCGAGAGCCAGGCGTAAAGGTCCACGCCCGCTGCCCCGCGCGCCGAGCCGATGTCGAGCGCTGCCTCGAGCGCGTCTGCCAGGGCCGCGCGGGCCGTGCGCGCCTCCGGCCGCGAGGGCCAGTCGATCCTCGGCGCCGCAAGCGACAGTCCGACCGCCAGCAGCACACGGCAGGCCTCAGACGTGGCCGCGTCGGTCTCGGCCGGCGCGACGAAGCGGGCGAAGTCGTCGGGCGCCCGGGCCCATTCGGCCGGCACGCGCATGAGGTCGAGCACCTCACCGGCGAAGTCCGCCCGACCGAGCCCACGCGCCGCCTCGATGCGGTCGAGCAGATCGGCGAGATCGATGGGGCTTGCCACCAGCGTGGTGGCGAGATCGGCGACCCATGCGAGAATGATCGAACGATCGGCCGCCATCAGAACAGCCCCGCGAAAGAGGCCGCAGCCTTCGACACGCCGGATTGAAAGGCCGCAGCGAGATTGCCGAGCCCCAGCGCCGCGACGGCCCCCGCCCCTGCCGGTACCGCCGTCAGTCCGAAGGCGATGTAGCCCATGCGGTCGCGCTCCCGCATCCGGGAAAACTCCTCGACATAGGCCATGCGCGGCAGATCGACCGGCAGGCAGAGGAGGCCCGGCCCCGGCATCTGGCAGGCCGCGCGCAGGGCGGCGCCCTGCAGATCCGCGACATCGCCGAGCAGATAGGCCGTGACCGAGACGCGCTCGGCGCGCGCGCCCATCTCCTCGACATAGGCCGTATAGCCGCCCGCCAGCTCGTGCAGCCCCAGCCGCTTGCCGCCATCATGCGTGTCGCTTTCGACGTAAAACGGCACGCCGCGATAGCTCGCCGCCCGAAGGAGCTTGACCCAGTCGCGCATGAGCGCCTCCCGTAGATGATTGGACCGTCACCGCCCGCCGGCAGGGCCGAAGGTGGTCGGCGGCATGCTGCGGCCGGTATCGGCATTGACGCGCGGCCGGTAGGACGAGCCGTCACTGTTGAAAGCCATGGACGAGCGACCCGCCTGGAGGAGCGCCTGGGCAGCGCGCGAAATGGCTGCCGCCACATCGTATCCGGCCACGCGGAAGGCGGAAGCGCTGTCGTCGATGTGCTTGCCCGCCTCGCGCCCGCCTTCCGCCAGATTTTCCCCCGCACGCTCCCACTCCCGCTCTCCCTTTCCAGGGACGATCTTGAGGGCATCCCTGACCTGGTCTGCCGAAGGCGGCGAAAAGAACCGTTGAATGGCCTGACCTGCGTCAGGTGAAAGAAAGGCCGGGTTCACTTCCGGCTTTGCCGGCACAGGCGTCGAAGAGGAATGACGGCCAACAGATGGCTTGGCCCGCTGCGCCTCATAGATCCGCTTATTGTAGTCCTCGACAAAGGCCGGATCCTTGTAGCCGCCGGCGATCGCCATGCGGTCCTTTTCGATCTGATCGCTCGTCAGACCGAATTTCGTGCGGTTCCAGAAACCGTTGACGCCGTTCTTTTCCAGTCCGCGATTGACCGCGGTGTGATAGTCGATGACACCGGTCAGGGCATCAATGGCTTCGGTTCCGCCATTGATTGCAACGCCCTTACCGAAAGCCGTCTTCAGCTGGCTCCAGCTATTCGAAAGCGCGTCGATTGACGCTTGGGTGTCGTGCATGACCCGCTGCACATCACGCCAGACGGTGCCCTTCACATCCGGCGCATTCATCGCCTCAAGAAAGCGCTTAAGACTATCCTGGCTGGTGATCAGCGACTGCATGCCAAGGCGGAATTGCTCATCGGTGAACAACTGAGGGAGCTTTTTTAGGTCCCCTTTGATGGACTCATTGGAAATCCGCGTGAATGCAGAGACAACATCTTCGCCGTTTCTGGCGGCATCATCCAATTCCTTATTCAGGTCTATGCCCAAATCTTTGAATTTCTTGATGTTATCTGTGCTGTATATTTTCGCGAAGACATTCTGCGCATATGTCGCCGCAGAAGAGTCGTCGCCGGTATCCTCTCGAATCGTCTGAAGGATTGCCACGAGCTGCTTGAGCCCAGACTCGCCCTTATAGCCAAGAGACGCGAAGCTGTTGGCGAGGCCGGGAATGTACTGAGACATGGCTTTTAGCTCAAACTGCCCCGCCTTGCCGCCAGTCACCATGACGTCAAAAGCATCCTGCATATTTCTTGCTTCGATCCCCAAAGCGGAGGCCGTCTTCAAACCAGTATTGGCGATATCGTTGGTGGCGGCCCCCGATGCCTGCGCCGTTGCCAATACGGATGGCAAAAACTCTAGCGATTCCTTGATGCTCTTGCCGGAGGCCACCATCGTGTCCATTGCTTCGACGGCAGGAGCAACGCTGTCATAGCGTAGGTCCTTCGCAATCCTCTGCATATCGGCGAAGGCGGACTCCATCTCCTCAGCGGTGGCGCCCGAGGTCGTTCCCATCCGGGTCATTTGCCGCTCAGCAGCGGCAAAGTCGAAAACAGCATCCTTGATGCCCTTTCCGACACCATAAGCCGCAAGCGCGCCAAGTCCCGTCTTGACGCCCGACATCGCCGTCTCGACACCCTGCGCGGCGCGCTGCACCGCGCCCGTGCGCTTGGTAATCTCGCCGATCCGACGATCCATCGACGCAGCCGTCCGGTTGAACTGCGCCATCTGGCGCTCGACCTGCCCCATGCGCAGGGCGACAGAGCGAAAAGCGGGTCCGCTATTGTCTCGCCCCTGAAACTCCAGCTCCGCCTTGATCTTACGATTTGCCATCAAATCCTCACTTGAACAGGACGCGTTCCAGCTCATGCACCATGCGCGGCAGCATGTATTCCTGGATCACCTCAGCCATGACATCGAGATAGGTCTCGGGGTCATTGGTAATGGCATGGGCGGGATTTGCACCGAACAGCTCGCGGATCTGCTCCCGCTTTGTCTGCCTGCTCGGCATTTGCGTTCCGGGGATGCGCTGCATGACGCCGACATGCCCCGAGGCGAACTGCGCAACAAAGGCATGATCATACTGCCCGCGCCGGTTGACATAGCTGCCCTTGGCATTCTGGACGGCCCCCAGCGCCTGCAGCGGGATCCAGTTCGAATTGACGACGACCGTCGAAGTATTGCCGCCGGCGTTGAAGGCCGCTGTTGTCAAGGCCCTGACGATTGCCGCCGGCATCTGCGTGTGTTTCGACGAGCGCGCGACGATGCGCGTGCGCGCCATCGAGCCCAGCCGCCGCATGACCCGCGCCAGAACCTTTGTCTGGATCTCGCCCGGCATGCGCTGAAAACTGCGCTGAAGCTGCGCGATATCCGCGCTGGAAAGCTTGAGATCCATTGCCGCCCCGCTACCCGTCCGGTTGCCGCCTGGCGCGCTCGACCAGGCGCATGGCCCAGTAGCCGATTTCCCGCAACGTCATTCCGGCGACGCGGCCGGGCTCCCATCCGAGCCGGAAGACAAATTCGTCGGCGATGCGGTCGAGCCCGTCGGTTCCAGAAAAAAACCTGCTAGCGCCGCCTCCAGGCGGCCGCCATCTGTGGCCGAGATCCCGGAGATATGCTCGTAGCCGGGGGAGACGATCAGCCGCTGCAGATAGGCGTCCACGACTTCGGGATAGGTCACCACCATGCCGCCACCCCGCCCGTTCGGCTGCCATTCCTGCGGAAGGCCGAGGCCGGACATATAGCGATCGGCATAGGTCGGTTCCCGCAGCGTCACACGGTCAAAGGGCGCAACGCCGGGAACCTCGTAGCGCCTGGAGAGGATCACTTCCTTGGCTGCCATGATCAGCCTCCCGTCTTGCGATAGACTTCACCGACCAGCGTCAGGCCGCTGACCTCGCCATTCATGCGGTTGTTCTCGGGGTCACCCGAGAAAAATGCGTTGATGAAATGGTGAGTGACGCCAGTGAACTCCTCGACGATGGTGACCGACATGCGGGGCGCCTTCATCAGGGCCGCATAGTCGATGCCACCATCGGCAAAGGCGACGTTGGCGCGCGGTGACGTGGGCGTGCCGACGCGGTCGGTGGAGCCGTTCTGGTTGGTAATCGCCTCATTCGTCTGGCTGGCGACCAGAACGGAAAAGGTGCCGCGCAGCGACATGACCGGCCCGCTCGAAAGCCGGAACGAGATCTTGCCGCCGAAATCCTTGCCTGCCATGGAGTTACTCCTTTAAAAAATTGGGCCGATCAGGCGTAGACGCGGGCGAGACCGGCGAAGATGTCCAGCGGATTGGCGCGGTCGAGCGGCAGCACCATATCGACGCGGTTTCGGTTGTCGGCGTTGCGCGTCACGCGGATCTCGGCGAAGGCCGCTTCCGTCGCCTCGATCACGCCGCGCCGGGCTAACTCCATGGTCGAAGTCACGAGCGTCGCCTGGATATCGCGCGCGGTGACCAGCGTCGGCAGATCGGCCGGATTGTCATCGACGATCGCCTTGTTGGAATGCTCGAAGGCCAGCTGCGCGCGGACATATTTGAGCGCATAGGTGATCTGATAGACCGCCTGAATATCGCGCAGCGCCGTATCCGGCACGCCATTGGTGGTCTGCTGTTGCGTCACGATCTTGTCGATCAGCACATTGCCCGAGACATCGACCTTCCAGGCGCTCACGCTGTTTTTCAGGAGCGCATCGCGCGTGGCATAATCAGGCCAGTAATTGCGGTCGCGCGGCGCAAGGACGCCCTCGACCACCAGCCCGCTCTGATTGGCCGAGACACGGCCATCGACGCCGGAGCCCAGGAAGGACGCGATCCGCGCGACAAGGGCGGTCACAAATTCATAGGCCGGCGTGCCGTTGCCGGCATTGGAAAACACCGGGATCATGGTCAGGTGCCAGCTGTCGCGCGCAAGCGCCCAGGTGGTGAGTTCGGCGACCGTGCCGGTGCGCGGGTAGAAGGCATGGCCATAGAGCTGCTGCGCGTAAGACCACCGGCCAGAAACCGACGACAGGAATTGATCGAGCAGGAGGCGGCTTGTGTCGTCGCCGAAGGCCGAAACCATGATCTCGAAGGGATCGTCGCCCATGGCCGCCAGCACCGGCGCGAGATCCGGGGCACCCGCACCGGCCGTTGCCGTGGCGAAGGTCAAGAGCCCGGAAAAGGCATTGACGCCATCGGTGACTGGAACGAACAGGTCGAGACCGCCGGCATAGGCGCCCCTGTGCCGTGCTGTCAGCGTGACGACGGCGCCCACGACGGTCGCCGTGAAGGGCAGGCTTTTTTTCGTCAGGGCGTTGAAAAAGCCGTTGATGGCGGCGGCGAGCTGCGCCGCCACCGTCGAGGCCGACGAGCTCGCTGCAATCTGCACCGCGACGCGCTCGCCGGCAACCTGCAGAATGCCCTGCCCGCCGGCGGCCGGCGGCGTGCCGACAGTCACCGTGCGCACCTCCGCCGTGCCGGAATCATCCACCCGCGCAAGATAGATTTCCTGCGCAGGCGCGTTCTGCCGGGCGCGGATGAACATGCTTTCCAGCATCGAGCCACGGCCTGCGAGATAGCGGGCCTGATCCACCGTGGTGCAAAGCGCGATGGCGCCGGCGGCCAGCGCTGCGCCCGCCAGCCCGTGGCCAAGCAGGATCATCCGGGTTTCGGAGGAAAACAGGCCGGCGGACTCGACATCAAAGGCAAGCAGCGGCGCGACGATATCGCCGGGAATGTTGGTGGCCATGGATCAGGTCCTTTTCGGGGTCTTTGGCGCAGGAGACGGCGCGGAGGCGGGCGCGGGATCTGCATCTGGCGGCGGCAGCGCGACCAGATCGCCATCGCGCACGAGGTTGCGATGAAAGGTGGAGACAGGGTCGATCGGCGCGCCCTCAGTGGGCCAGCCACCGGGGATGGAAAGCCCGGGGCGGGGAACGTAAAGCGGGGGCATGATGGCTCCTCAGTCTGTGACGCCGAAGACGATGCCCTCGGCCGCGGTAACGCCGCGCATCTCGGTCAATGCGGCGGGCGCTTCCGCTGCAAAGGCATCGGCAAGTTCGGCAAGCTTGGCCTTGGCATAGGAGCCCGCCGGCAGCGCCTCGGCGATCTGCCGCAAGGGCTGCGGCAGTCCGCCGGCCAGGTCGAAATCATCGTCTGGGATCGACAGATGAAACCGCAGGACCATGCCGTGCCAGCGCAGGCCATATTCCGGCACACCATAGGTCTTGATTTCGATCTCGCGCACCTGGCGCACGATCCGACGCCAGGGCCCACCGGCGGCCGAGCGCTCCAGGAGATGCCGAACCTGGGCGGCAAGCGCAGCCAGCACCAGCCGGGCCGTCGGATCGGTCTCGGCCATGGCCGCGACATAATCCGGCGCGCCGGACTGGGGATCGCTGGCAACCACAGCCAGCTCGCAGACGACATCGAGAATGCAATCGGCTTCCGTATCGCCCGCCGGCGCATGCGGGCCGCGCAGCCGCGCCCCGCTTTCGGGCGTATAGAGGCTGACGACGGGCGTGTAGGGTGCCGCGCGGTCGAGATCGGCGATCGCGGCCGGACGACTGTCCAGCACCCGGCCGCGCGCCATGGTCGGAAACGGCCCATCCGGCAGGGACGCGGTGGGCAGCAGGGTCTCCACCGCCAGGAGACGGACGGCCTCAGCCGAGAGCATGACGGACCTCCATCAGATAGCAGGTGGCGCGGTCGGACCCGTCGCGGTCGATCGTTTCGATCCGCCAGCTCTTGCCGCCCGAGAGCACCACATCGCGCTTGACCGGCCGCCAGGGCCACTCGGTCATGCGCGCCGACAGGACCGCATCATAGGAGACGATCCCGCCCGTGGTGCCGGGATCAGATGGCAGCGCCCGCATCATCGTGCGCGGCGGAGGCTGCAGGTCGATGCTCCCGAGGAAGTCGAAGGGCGGTCGCCCCGGATCCTCCGCCTCCGGATGATTGACCGACTGCCCCGTGCGCATCCCGACAAGGCGGCAGGGCGTGAGGTCGAAAATTCCCGAGCACGCGTGTTCGGTGAAGGCACGCGCGGCGGCCCAGTCCACCATGAGGCACCCTTTCGATGGCCGCGCCGGGCTCACGCCCGGCCGCAACATCAGTTGGAGGTGATGATCTCGACCTGTGTTTCCGGCCGCTTGTTGACGGCGAGGAAGTTGGACTGGCTCTTGATCTCGTAGCCGGCGCCATGGTCGAGCTGCTTGGTGGTGATGAGGATCGGCTCCTCACCCTCGATCGGCCGATTGACGAGATCGATATGAAACGCCGGCCCGTCATAGGTGCGCATCGTGTTCTGGGTTCCGGTCGGATAGGCATGGCCCTTGCCGGCGGCGACGTTGGGCTCAGAGACGATTTCGCCGCTCGCCGTCTTGACCGGCAGGCTGCCCTTATATTCCCGCCAGAGGATATCGCCGAACAGGAACAGGCGACCCCAGTTGTTACCGAGATTGGAACGGCCGATCTGCGACTGATAGTTGGCGTTCTGTGCGTTCAGCCAGAATTTCTCAGCGTTCGGGTGGCTCACCAGCCGGGAGAACAGCGTGGGGCTGGTGATCACCTCGATGCCGTCGGAGGTCTCGCCCTTGAGGTTGGTCTGGACGTGGTCGCGGATTTCCTCGCACTTGTCCATCAGGTTCGTGGCCGTGCCGAGCTGGAGATCAACGACCTTCTTGGAGATCCCGAAGACATCGTAAAGGTCATAGAGCGTGCGGCCCTTGCCGTCCTTGATCAGGCCCTTGAGCATGCCGAGGCGGATATATTCGCGCGTGATCGCATGCTTGACGCGGATCTTCGCAAGCTTGCGCCCCAGCTCGCGATCCAGCGAGGCCGGCGTGACCTGACCATTGACGATCTCCAGGAGGCCGTCGATGTCGTCGGGCGCGATGAAATCGATATGGGGGAAATGCGGGATTTCCAGGATGATCGAGTTCTCGCTGTCGTTCGGTCCGACATCGCCCGGCGCGCCGCGCGGCGCCTGGGCCAGCACGTAGATCTGGCCATCGCGATAGCCGATGCGAACATAGCGCGAGCCCTTGCGCTCGCTGGGCGCGATATTGAGCGCATTGAGCAGCCCATAGGTATTGGGGATGCGGTTGACCTCTTCGGTCATCTCCACATCGGTATAGGGGAGAAGAATTTCCGGCATAGCGGAGCCTTTCAGGCTGGGCGGGTGGGCGTGCAGCCCAACCGGTCAGGGAAACAGGGGATCAGGTGCGGATGGCAAGCGCCAGGCGCTCATCGATGCGGGCAATGGCCGCCGCCTTCTGGGCATCCGTCGCGGCGGTGGGCCAGAGGATTGCTCCTGCGCGCAGCACCGACAGGCGACGGATGGCGAGCCCGTCCGTGGTGTTGTCCACGCCGACGGCAGCGGTCACTTCGCGGATGGAAAAGCCCCAGATGTGCTGGGTGCCGTCGATGGCCGTCGGGTCCCATTCCTTGACCTTGCCATCATCCGCGCCGACGCCCTGCGACACCGTGACGGTAAAGGTATCGCCGACGGCAAAGGCCGTGGCGCCACCCGCGATGGTGAAGCGCACCGCCTTGGAAAAGGCCGCGCCGCCCGTGGCCGTACCCACCACGACGCCATCGGGGTCCTCAACCCGGAACTTCGACGTTCCGTCCGCGCCGCCCACGCTGCAGGTCACCGCGTAATCGCCGACCTTGACACCCGTGCCGAAGGCGGGATTGGCCAGCGTCAGCGTGCCATTGCCGGTATTGCCGGCGACGGCGGCGGCGACAACGGCAAGCGCGCCGCTTGCGGCAATACGGCCCAGCGGCGTGCCGAGGCGGACCGTGCGCGGCGTGCCGACGCCGCCAAGCAGGGTAAAGACCTCGCGGCCAAGTTCGGGATCGAGTTCGCGCTTGACCAGATCGGACACCTGGTTCGGGCGCGTGGTCTTGAAGACAGCCATGGGCATGGGGGAGTTCTCCGGTAACAGGGGTCAGAGGGGTCAGCGCGCCTTGATGGCGCTGATCTCGGCATTGACGGCCTTGCGCAGCCCGCTTTCGGCCTTGGCCGGCTGGGCGGCGCCGGGCATGGCGAGCTGCGCGGCGGCAAGCCGTTGCTGCTCGTAGGTGGCAACGGGCGCGGCAGGGACAGCGGCGGCTGCAGGTGCCGCAGCAGGAGCGGCCGCCGTTTCCGCTGCGCCAGCGGCGACAGGCGCCGCCGCGACATTGGCCGTGACAAAGGCCACGACGGCATCGGCCGCCATGCCGGGCGCGGCGGTGGCAAGGTCGAAGGCCGCCGCCATGCGCGAGGCGTTGCCCTTGATGCCGTCCGCGCCGAGAACGGCGCCCATCCGCGTCATGGCCGCGGTATAGCCATCGGCATAGGTGGATTGCGGCTGCGCAGCGGAGGCGGACAGTGCGGCAAGGCTTGCCGCTACTGCCGGCGGAGCATCCGCCGCAGCGGGCGCCGGCGGCGCGGCAGCCGTCGGCGTGCCCGCCTGATCGGCCAGAAAAGCAGCCTCGTCGAGGACGAGTTCGGGCGCTCCCGGGCGGGCCGCGCCCCGGATGATGTCAAGCAAATTGGTCATGGGGGATCAGCTCCGGTTAACTTCGGCGACGAAGGCGTTGAAGGCGTCGAGCGGGTCGGCGATCGCATCGATCAGCCCGAGCGCGAGGGCATCGGTGGCGTCATAGGCATCGGCCTCGGTCGCCATCGCCCTGGCTTTGGTGATCCGGCCGCGCCGCCCTTTGGCGACCAGCTCGGCGAAATCGCCCCGGATGGCCTCCGCCTGGGCGGTCCATTGCTCGGCGAGATCGGCCGGCAGGGCCTCGTAAGGATTGCCCACCGCCTTTTTCTTGCCGGCGCGGATGATGGTCAGGGCGACGCCGTCCTGTTCCATCTTTTTCGACATGTCCGCATGGATCATGATCACACCGATCGAGCCGGCCCCGCCATATTTCGGGGCGACGATCGCGCGCGTCTGGCTGGCCTGCATATAGGCCGCGGAATAGGCGAAATCGGTCAGGATCGAGATCGTCGGCTTGATCTTGGACAACCGCGCGATCATTGCCGCCGTCTCGAAGCCGCCATTGACGGCGCCGCCATAGCTGTCGAACTCGAAGGCCACCCCGCGCACCCGTGGCGACTGGGCCGCCATGGCGATCTGCGCCTGCAGTCCCTGATAGGAGGTGAGGCCCGAGGACGCGCCGAGCCAGCCGCCCTTATGGACGAGGGAGCCCTCGACCGGAATGATCGCGACGCCCTGCACCATGTCGAAGGGCAGAAGCCCCGCCGCGCCATAGGCGCGCTCGATACGCCCCCCGACCTTACCGGCGATCGGCCGGCCATTGCCGCCGCCGACGTGATCCACCGCGCCCGCGCCATTGGTTATGATGACCGAGGAGCCGGCGAGGCGTCCGCCGAGGCCTTCAAGAAAAGCCTCGGCCTTGCGATCGTCATAAAGCAGCGGCGTGTTGAACACCTTCTGGGCGATATGACCGTAATGAATGCTCATGATCGCCCTCCTTCAGTAGCGCAACGGCCAGCGCCGGGACGGGCGGCAACCGGTCATTTTGGCTTGGCAGGCGGCCTGTAGCCGCACCAGTTCCTTGTCGATATCGGCGATGCTGGAGGAGGCCACCTTGACCCGCTGGCGCATCACCGGCGATTGCAATTCGCTTTCCTCCACCGCCTCGCCCGCCAGCCGCTTGGCCTTGGCAGCGGCGAGCGCCGCATAGAGCGCGCAAGGATCGTCGGCATCCACGGGGATGCCGGCGATGGTCACGAGATTGGTCATGGCTTGGCGCCCCGCTGATTGTCGTTTTCCTGCGCGGCATTGGCGGACTTGCTGGCCTGCCCGCGCTCAAAGGGCGACGGCATGCCCGCCTCCTTGTAGCGATTGTGCCAGAGGAGCCGGCTCTGAAAGACCTCTTCCGGATCCTGACCCAGCTCGCCGTTTTCGCCCTCCAACGTGCCCGTGCCATTGGCCAGACGCTCGCTCGATGCGCGTGCGCGCTTTTCGTCATCCGCCGTCGGCTTGGACGGCCCCTGACACAGCGCCCATTGCACCGCGTCCCGGTTTGCCCTGTAGGCCTCGACGCCGCCGCGAAAGGGAATGTCCCCTTCCTCGATCATTTCGTCGAGCCAGCTGGCATAGGGCACCAGCACATGCGGCGCGGCGATGCGATCGGTGCGCCGCTGCGCGATCGGCCAGAGCGCCGAGTTCTCCATATTGGTCGAGGCATAGGTGGCCTGGCTGTAATCCAGCGTGTAGCCGCCATAGCTCATGCCAAGCGCCCGCGCGGTTTCGCGGTGGAGCGAGGCCATGAAGGCGCCATTGTCGGGACCGGGCGAGGTGATGGTTTTAAACTCCAGGTCCTCGCCCGGCGCCAGATGCGAGACGCCGGCGCCGGCACCCAAGCGGATCTCGGCTTCCGCCGCGCGGTCCAGCTGCGCCTTGAAGTAATTGGCGAAGTCGGAGGCGATCGCGGAAACCATCTCGCCGCCGCCGACATCTTTGAGCGTTTCCAGCGCCTCAAAGGCCTCCGCGCTCGGCTTGTCGCTTTTCAGAACCGCCGCATAGATCGTCTGCAGGAAGCGGACCTGCGCCGTCGCATCATCGACGTTCTCGGCCATCAGATACTTGCGGAATGTGGCCACCAAAGGCGAGATCCCGCGCACGTCCTCGGCAGAGAACGGGTCGAAGGCATGCATCACCATCTGCCGCCCCTGCGCATCCCAGGCCGCATAATCGACCGTGGCCTGCATGCCGTCGCGGTCCTCCCGGAAGCGATAGCGCTGCGGGCGGCCGTAGGCATCGTGAAAGATCCCCTGATAGAGACCTTCGAATTCCATGGTCTCCTGCACCAGCTTGTGCGGCGAGATGAGCAGGAATTTCGTGCCCGTGCGCGTGCCCGGCAGGCGCTGCGCCCGCGGCAGATAGACGATGACGCCCGTACTTTCGCCATAGGCCAGCCAGTTCCGCACGCCGATATCGGTCTGCTGGGCATTGGTCAGCTTCGCCCGGAGATCGCACTCGCGCGGGTTCCACGCATAGGTTTTCCACTTCGCCTTGATCAGCCGCACCAGCTCGACCGACTCGGCCGGCGTATAGCCCAGCCGCTCCAGATCGGGGCGCGGATTGAGCTGCAGCTCGACGCCGACCGTATCGGCGATGATCTGATCCGCTGCGCCGCGCAGCCGTCCGCTGTTCTGCAGGAGATCGATCGCCAAGCCAGCCGCGCGCGTCCAGACCCGGCGGATCTCGTCGCGGTGCTCGCGCAGCGAGGCCGGTCGCGCCGCGATGACGCCGGATTGCGAGTCCCGCATATAGGCCGAGCGGAACCCGGGACGCCCTCCGACACCAGACGGCCCCGCCGGCGCGACAGGGCGCTGACCGGCGGGCACCTTGACCCTAGGTTTTTCCGGCATTGCGTTTCTTCCACCTGTTTTCGAGCGTCGGCGGCTTTGGCGCGGGCGGCGCCGAAGGAACGGTCGAGGTAACTGGCGCCGCAGGCTTGGCCTCTTCAGGCCGGGCCACCGCTTTGACGACGGCCTGCATGGCCGTGATCAGCGGCGCCACCGACAGAAGATCCGTCGGCACTTCCGGCTCCAGCCGGGCCCGCAACGCGGCCCACTCGCTTTTGGTCTTGCGCGACAGCCCGAGGTGCTCGGCAATCGCCATCGCGTAGATGCGGCAGTCGAGATAGTGGTTGTCCGCCCTGCGGGTCATCCACTCCTCATGCAGACGCCCCTTCACAAGCTTCGACGAAAAATATTCAGCCGTAAGCTGCTGAAAATATTCTTCGTTCAGGCCCTTGTGAAAGTGGCAGTAACCCGGCGGGTCGCATGGTTGCCCGGCCGCCAAGCCATCCTTGTGCAGGTTCCCGTAAAACTCGGCCTTGAGTGCCCAGGTGCCCACGGGCCAGGTCATGGCCGAGCCGAACCGCTTGCGTTTGCCACGCTTGTTGACCGACTTGCGCGTCGGAATGCTGATGGCAGGGATACCGCGCCCGGGCATGCCCTTGATGGCGTAGGTATCGGGATGCCGGCGGCACCATTCTAGCACCTGATTGGTCCGGTAGCCGCTATCGACCGCCAGCGCATCGAGACGGCGCAGCACCCCCCAGCAATCCGGAAATTCGCGCGCGGCGAAATCTTCCAGGAGCAGCCAAGCGCCGGCCGCCGGATTGTCTGTCGCCCCCTTGAAATACTCTGCGGACACGGTCCAGCTCTGGCGATCCTCGCCAAAGGCCACGACCTCCAGATAGATGCCGTGGCTCTGGATGTCGGCGCCGCCGACGAAGATCAGGCCACCGGCGGGAATTGTATCGGCAGGGTAGTCCTCTCGCCGTTGCATCAGGCCCTTGTGATCGGGGGCGTTGCCCCTCATGGCGTAGGGGAGCGCGCACACCAGATTGTTATAATCCTTCGCGCCCGCCTCGCCCTTGGCGGCATAGGCTATCTTGTCCTCGGCAATCGCCTCGTAGGACATCATCAAGCTCATGAAGGCATCGACATGGAAGCCGGGATGCCGATCCTCGCCGGGCGCGGTGGCGATGTATCGGCCCTGCCGAACGGCCGCCACGCGCTCCATTTCCGAAATATGATGGCCGCAGCTGGGGCAGGCCATCACGGTCTTGTGCGGGTGATCCCTGTCGATCAGCAGGAAGGCGTCCTGCTGCACCAGTTCCTCGCCGCATTCCGGGCAGCCGATGTTCCAAAAGCGCTGGTCGGACTGGCGAAACGACCGGTCGATGCGGCAATGCCCGGGCCCCTCGCCCAGCGGATCGCCGCTATCCAGTTCCGGAGTAGACAGCTCGAAAATCTTGTAGCTCTTCTGCCGGCGAAAGGCCGTGAAGCGGCCGAAGAACAGGTTTTCCGGGTCGGCGCCGTTCGGCAGCTCCTGCCATTTGGACACCTCGTCCTTCACGCCGTAGCGCGTCGTCTTGGCCGAGAGATCCATGACCGCGTTCGCGTTGGCGAGGTAGAGCGTCCCGCCGGCAAACTTCTTCTGGAACGTGCTCGACCCCTCGCCCGAGCGCGACGTGGTCGGGTAGACCACGCTCTTGCCGGTTTCGCGCTGCCACTCGTCGATGAGCGGCTGCATCTTGCCGGAATTGATATCCCGGAGCGCGTCGAGGCCCGGCACGCCGTAGAGGCAGTTATCGGGGCAGGTCTCGGCGATGTAGAGCATCCAGGCAAGCGCCAGGATCGAGACGCCCGTTTGCTGGCTCTTGCGCACCGTGACGCGGGTGCAAGGGTGCTCTTGCGTCAGGCAGGCGGCGATCTCGACCAGATAGGGCGCATCTTCCGCCGTCCAGAACTCGCCTTTTCTCGGCCCGTCCACCAGGACGATGTTCTTTCCGATCCACTCATGAAACGGCACCGGCGGCGTGGGGCGGATCGCATCGGCCAGCGTCTGGCCGACAAACCGCAACGCGCCGGGATGGATCGTCATATGTCCTCGCTCTCGATCAGCGGATCGCTCTCCGGCGCGGCCTCGGCGATCGCCGCCATCTTGTCGGCGATCTTGTTGCCCATCGCGAAGGCGATCGTGCGCAGCACCTGCCGCACCCCGTGGACGCCTTCCTTGGAAATGGCCAGCGCCACCTCGTCGGCATGATTTGGCAGTCCACGAATGACGGACTGGATCTCGGCCCCCAGCTTCTTATGGGCCTCCTCGACCATGTCCAGGCGGACCAACTGGCCGCATTCCTGCTGGTGCCGGATCTTCTCGCGTCCGACCTTCAGCCATTCCGACTGCCGGCGCGCCTCGTCGAAGGAATCGCTCGGATCGAGCCTGGGCAGACTCGGCGGACTGTCGCTACTGACCTCGCGGATCGGCGCCGACGCCTTGGCGGGGTTGACGAACCGGGCCCGGTACTCGTCGTAGTGCGCCAGCGAGATCGAGGCGATCCGCCCCTGACCATCGCGCACCACCGGCGTCTCCGGATGCGCTTCGAGCAGCTTTTTGATCGCCTTGGAGACAGCCGCCTTCGAGACGCCATCACGGGCCGCGATCTGCGCGACCGACCACATGACATCGCTCATCCGTCAACCTCGTTAACCGACAGCCATCAACCCATTAACCCCGTTAACCCAACATTTTGAGCACTCTAACTGTCCCCCGCCCGGGGTCGTCCCGGCCCGCGGGCGGGGAAATCCGGGTACGGTCCCTTACCCAGGGGGGGGTGGGGTCAGGGGGCGGTGGGGGCACCCCCTATCGAAGGAGGGCAGTAGGGGGGCATCGGTCGATGATGACCCATGCCCTCACATGGCGAAGGCGACCCCGAAGGCCGCCTTGTCTGTTGTCTGTCCATAGCAGTAGCACGGACCCTGAATCGATGCCTCAAGTGGTCGAGGCCGTCAGGGATGGGGCTTGCCGGTGTACCGACCCGGGAGAAATTTTTCTCCGCTCGCCTTCGGTCGCAATGCCGTCGGCTCAAGGGCTCACTATCAGGATCACAAGCTCATCCGTGGGCGGATTCATGCTCACAGTTTTTCGATCTGCGCAAGAGCCATGCTAACGGACGTGGGCCGACCGAAGATGATCACCTCAACATCGACACGAGACCTCCGCTCATCGACCGAGAGGATCTTCGCGGGCACGTCGCCAAACGGGCAATCGTCGAGACGCACGCGCTCTCCCACCTGAAACGGAACCGGCCCTCCCCTATCATCGTAGTCGCCAGCTTCTGCTTTCCCCAGCATCTTCTTGATGTTTTTCAAAGGGATGAAGAAGGGCTTCTCAGCGCCGCCAAGAATGCCAAGAACCCGCTTTCGCGGATCGAAATGAAGAAGCCCCAGTACAGAGGCAGGCGTGACAACGCACCGGACGAACAGATATCCCGGCATAGCCGCCAGATCCTTGGGGGGAATAATGCGCCCGCGAATTCGCATTTCCTGCCCCTTCCGCTTGGGCAACGCCGCATGCACATCAAGCGCGCGCAGCTCTTTTTCCACAGCCAGCTCACGCCCCGCCACAACCTTCAGGCAGATCCAGCGGGCTAGATGCGGATAGTCGTCGGCGATTCTCTGGCTGGCCATGCCGATCTGTTCGACCCTGATTCGCGCCTCGCGCTGCGCTTTGTCGAGCTGGCGATAGACCTTTTCGCGGATCTCTATCGGCTGCGCCGCGCGGATCTCATCAATTTTCGTTGCCATCATCGCCCCTCTCCCAAGATCGCCTTCACCGCCTGCTGAAACGCCCCTAACTCATCAGGACCACCCGGCGGGTAGTAGGCATGGCCGGGATGCGATCCCATGTCGGGCAAGAGTGGCCAGCCCGTCACCTCCTCCAGCGCCCGCCATTCCGCCAAGAGCTGCGAGCCAGCAGGAACCGCCTCGACCAGATCGGCGAGAGGCGCGTGCGCGGCATCGGTCGAGCCCGCGCGGCGGGCAAGTGCGTCCTCATGCAGACGCTTGACCTCGGGATAACCCTCGTCGCGATAGCGCCGGACGATGTCGCGCGTTTCGAAATCCTCGGGAAAGATCAGCGTGCCATCCGTCGCCACCGCGACGCCTCGCCGCGCGAGCAAGCGCTGTCCACGCTCCGGATTGATCTGGACCCATCCAGCGTAAAACTCCTCCGTCGAAGCCCGGAGATCGAGCGGGAGATTGATCGCTTCAGGGCCAGCCAGCAGCGCACGCATACGCAGCGCAAACCACAGCTTGCCGAAGGGCGGCACGGGGACGAACTTCGGAGCGGCTCGACGCCGGGCCAGCTCGGCGAAATCGGCATCGGTCAGCCGCTCCCAGCGCCGCTCGCTAAAATACAGATTGTAGCGGCATACCTTGCCGGAAAGGATTTCGACATAGTCCGCCTGCAGCGCCAGCGCGAGCCGCTGCGCCTCCTCATCCAGCGCCAGAAAGGCCTTTTCGACCAGCGCCGCACGATCCTCGAGACGCGTCGGCCAGGTCTCATGCGCCTTGTGCAGTCGGCGCAGCAGCGTGTCGCGGCTGGGCTTGGAACGAACCTCCGTCACGGCGCGCCCTCCTCAGCAGAACGCGCCTTGACGACGCTCTCGACCAAAGCCCGTACCCGAGCCTTGGCCTCTTCGCTGGCCGCCGGCCTTTGCGCCTTGGCCAGCCTCAGGCTGTCGCGGGTTTCGATCGCTCGTCGCCGATCGTCCGCCAGCCGCCGCGCCTCCGCGCGCACCAGCGCAGCCAGTTCTGGCGGCCGAGGCAGATAGCCATTCTCCGGCTGACCGCATTCGCCGCGGATCAGACTGCGCGCAACGCTCCTCAGCGCAATCGCCGGCAAGCCATCCAGCGCGTAGGCGTAGACCTTGCCGACAACGTCGGGCCGGATGTTTCCGGGGATGGAAAACCCAGCCGTCATCAGGCTTTCCAGCGCGTCCAGCACCACGCCGCTATCCGTGGCGCGAATGCGGTCGGTGAGATCGATAGTCTCCGGCGTCGAGATCGAGGGTCGCGCCGTCATGGGCTGGATTTCGGTCATGTCGGTCTCCGGGCATTGGGTCGGGTCGGGAGGCTTGCTGCGCACGATGGATGGCGGCGAGCGCCGCAGCATCGCGCTCCTGTCGCGCCGAAGGCGGCGAGCGGGGCCGGGCCTGCGGCGTCACGACGACGGGTTGATCGGCCCAGCGGTCCTGGTTGAGCCACGTAGCCGGATTGCACCAGGGCCGGTCGTCGGTCTTGGCGGCGTAGCGCTCCAGTCCGGCGAGGATCTCACCCAGATCGGCGCGGCGAATGGCCCTGACGAAGGCTTTGAGCGCATCGGGCTTGCCGACCTTGTTCGGGTATCGAGCCCAGAAATCGGCAAAGTCGGCGGGGGAATGCCCCCCTTTAGGGGGGCTAGGGGGTAAGGATAGATGGGGGTTAGGAAAGGGGGGTGTGGGGGGAAAACCTTCGGGGGAAGGAAGGGTCTCCGGCGTAACGCCCGTAACGCTTTCCGTAACGCCCCGTAACGCCTCGCCACTGTCCAAGGCCGCAAAGAGATCGCGATCGCCCGATACGTCATCTCGTGCATCGTCGGCCGTTTTTGCCTGAATTTCCGCGTCGGCCGCCCGTTTTTTGCGGAATTTGGCCTGCCGCTCGGCCGCCGCCGTCCGCTTTTTCGCATTTCCGTTCGTAACATCAGGCGTTACGCCAAGCGTTACGCGTAACGCCTCAAGCGTTACGGGCGTAACGTTTTCGCGCACGCACTCCATCTCCTCCACCGCCGCCACGATGGCATCGGCAGACATCCCGGCAGCCAGCATATGCTTGAGGGCCACGGCGATCACACTCACTCGGCCGCCTCCCTCTGAATGGCGAGATGGCCGCAATTGGCCGCGACGATGGCGGCATAAGGCGGAGGCGACACGCTATTGCCGACACAGGACACCTGCACGCTCTTCGGAAAATCGACCCAGATCGGGCCTTGATCGCCCTGCTGATCCCAGCCGCCGTCAATCACATAATCAGGCGGGAAGCCCTGTGCGTTGTAGAGTTCGCGTGGCGCGAGCATGCGCATGCCGATATCGACGATGACGAAGACATGCCCGTCGATGTCGAGTGTGACGAATTCGCCGCCCGTCCAGACGCCATGCGCCCGCAGGAATTCGGCAACCTGGCGCGCGCGGGCTTCCTGTTCCCGGGTGAATGGCGGGGCGGCGAATGATGCTTCGACATGTCCGTGACGATCCTTTGTCGTCACGGTGCGGGCGGGCTCGTCGAGCCGGGCGCCATCGCCGGTGCCATAGTAGGCTTGCAGGTAAGGAGCGATAAGCTGCGATTTGTTGACGCCAGCCGTCACGGTCGCGGATGGCTCTTCAATGCCATGGCCGACCGACGCGCCGAACTGACGCGCCACGAAAGCCGAGACGACGCTTTGCTGACTGCCTGACGCCGTGACGGTAGAAAGCGGAGCATCAGCCGGACGGCCTGGGCGCGGCGCCTCCTTTAGTTCGCTGCCAAGCGTCCGGGGATCGCTGTTCTGCTGCGCCAGGAAAGCCACCGCCGCGCAGGCGTCAGCCTTGGCCGTGATCGTCGCCATCGGCTCGTCGCCGCCACGCGGCCGGCTTTGCCCGGCGCGTCCGCCGCAGCCGACAAGCGTCGGCACGATGACGGCATTCTGGTCTTTCTGGCTTGCCGTGATGGTATGGCAGGGCGCATCTGGAGAACGCACCGATCCGCCATGCTGCGCGGCGGTCAACACCGGCGCAATGACAGCATGTCGGTTTTCCGTGGTGACCACGCGCAACGGCTCGTCTGCCGGCGCAGCGCGGTTTTGACCGCCCTCGCCTGCGCCATAGAAAGCAGACAGATGCGGCGCCACCAGCGTCAGCCCAGCCCCGCCGGCTGTGATCGTATGGGTCGGCTCATCCGCTCCGTTGAAGGGCTTGCCAGAGTTACGCATCGTCATCAGATGCGGGGCGATGATGCCTAGCGGCGCAGCGCCGCCCGGGCGCTTGATGTAGCTGTTCGCGGTAATGGTCGAAAGCGGCTCGCGCAGATCCTGTCCGGTTGCGCCCGTGTTGAAACGAATGACAGACGGGGCGACGACAGCTTGCTTGCCGCCGCCCGCCTGCACTGTCGTCAAAGGCTCGTCGAGTCCGTATTCCCTGCGGCCTCCACTATCCCCGTGGGCTATTCCAACAAGAAAGGGCCGTTTGGCGGCAATCACATAGCGACCCATCCCGCGCGCCACGCGGGCCATGGTCGCGTCCGCAAGCGGCCGGATGGCCCGCAGGCCATGCTTCGCGAAGATCTCGGCCGCCGTATCGAAGATCGAAGGGCATGGCAGGGACCAGTCGATGCATTCCGCCGCCGTGCGCCAGGGCAGCTTGCGGCCGGCGATCACGTCGGGATGGTCAGGCGCGCCGTGCGTCGGCTCCGGCCAGACGATCGGCTTTCCGTCGCAGCGGGCGACCAGAAACAGCCGCTTGCGGATGGTCGGCGCGCCGTAGTCGCAGGCGCGGATTTCGCGCTTGTCGATCTTGTAACCCAGCCGGCGCAGGGCCTTGCACCATTGCTGATAGGTCTCGCCGCGGCGCTCCGGATCTGGCATCAGGCCCTTTTCGGTCTCGATCAACGGCCCCCAGTCCTTCCACTCCTCGACGTTCTCCATAGTGATCACGTCAGGGCGCACCCGCTCTGCCCAGAGCACCACCACCCACGCAAGATCGCGAATGTTGCGCTCCACCGGCTTGCCGCCCTTGGCCTTGGAGAAGTGCTTGCAGTCGGGCGAGAAGTGCGCGAGCCCGACATGCCGGCCGCGCACGTAATCCAGCGGGTCCACCCGATAGATGTTTTCGGACAGGTGCAGCGTGTCGGGATGATTGGCGGCATGGAGCGCCAACGCCGCCGCATTATGGTTGATGGCGATATCGGGCGAGCGGCCCAACGCCATTTCGATTCCCGTGGACGCGCCGCCGCCGCCGGCAAAGCTGTCAACGATCAGGGGGCGGCCGGTGGACAGGCGCGGTTCGGCCTCGCCGATCGCGAAGAGATCGGACTTCATGGCGCCACCCCGCACTTCGCATTCGCCGGCAGAACCCGACCCGTCCGCGCGTCGATCAGCAGCAGATGCAGCGGGCAAAGGATCGCCCCATCAATGACCGGCATGCTCGCAAGCGGAACGTTGCGGTGCGGGCAAACCCAGCCCTGGCCATCATGGCGCGCCTGGCGTCCCGCCCATTCGCTCAGGTGGCAATCGAAATTTGCGACCTGCCTCTTGGCGAGATCCGCCCGAAACTCGCGCGCCTTCGGATTCTCCAGCCGCTGGCATTTGCGCCGGCGCCAGACCGGCGCGGGCAGACCATCTGGATTTATCCGGTTGGAGATCATCAGGGGCTGAGATTGCACGGATCGCCAGTACCACCCATTGCCGACGAGAAAGCGCGGATCGAGGTGGTAGTGCTGGAAGTCGAACTGGAGGCAATGCGCATCGCTATGGCGCGGGCCGATCACCGGCCAGCGGGCAAGCCGGTCGTTCCAGCGTCCTTCGACCGTTGGGACCAGATAATAGCGGCCGATCTCCGGCGCGGCCGAAAGGGTTTCGATGCGCGGCGTGTTCATGGATCGCACCCCGGCCCGACCGAGCCCGCATCGTCCGCCGCAACAAAATCGCGCCAATGCTTCCAGCCCTTGGGGCAGTGAAAGCCCCAGTCGCGGATCTTGGGGCCGGTCAGAAACAGCGTCTTGCAGGCGCCACCCTCCGGCAGCTCCAGCCGGTGCGCCGAGTCGGCGTTGCGCAGGACGATATCGCCGGCGCTTAAGGCCCGCCGCGTCAGGCCATCGGCGGAAAGCACCTCGACCATCTCACCCTCCAGCACCAGCGACAGGCTCCACCAGGGATGGTCGTGCAAGGCGCGATCGTCGTCGGAGCGGCGGATGTGGTGGTGGTAGATGTTGAAAAACCGGTTTCGCGGGATCACGAACCAGCGCAGCATGTAGGGCCGATCCCACCCGCCGATGATGAAATCCGGCGCGCGCGTCAGCCCACGGTGCAACAGGGCAAGCACTAGGCGCGCCAGCCAGCGGGCGCGCAGCGGCTGGGCCGGGCTGGCCTCCACGCTATCGGTCACCTGCCAGGAGCCGCAGGACGGGCAATCCATGCAGCACGCATCCCACGCGTCGCCGAGCGTCTGCTCGCTGGAGCCGCGCCAGCCGCAACGTAGGCATGCGGCGCGACAATAGGGCTCCCGAACGGGAATCGGCCTCGGAAAAATCGGTTCGCGCGAAAACACCTCGGTCATGCCGCGTCACTCCCCCAGTCCAGAATCGGATGCGCGCCGCCGTCATCGGCCGGGCCGAGAAGCCCGACGGCGCAGAATTCGTCGATCAATGCGATGGCCGTCGCGTCGCGGATGCCGAGCTGCTGGCGCAGCGTCCGGCGGTCGAGCTGGGTTCGCCCCTGCCCGCGCGCCGCCGCCAACCAGGCGCGCACCTGTTCGCGCACGGCCTCCACGGATTCGGCGAGGGTTCGCCGCGGCGTCTGCCGCGTAAAATCCTCGGCATCGACATCGACGAAGCTGGCGCGGCCGAAGGCGCCGGCATAGTTGGGCGAGAGCGGGTCGCGCCCGGCAAAGTCTTCCCAATCGATGCGGTGGAGCAGCGTCGAGCGGCCATAGCTGCCGTCCTCCTGCCGCTCCCAGACGAACCAGCCCGTGTTCATCCGGCTGGAGGCCTTTTCGCCCTCCCATCCGTCGCGGTGCATCATCGGCAGTCGGTGCTTGAAGGCATAGACGCGGGCCGGCGGATGGTCCTCCATCCAGAAGGTCCGGTCCGGATCCGCGTAGCCGCAGATCACATTCAGGTTGAGCAGCAGCGCCATCTTGCGCGGCCGGTGTTCGCGCAGCGCATGGGCCACGAAGCGGTTGAGATCCTCGCCATAAGGCGGATTCGTCACGATATCCGGCCCCGCACCACCCTCCGGCGCGCGCGAGGCCAGGAAGTTGCCCACCTCCTGCGCCGTGCCGTCCTCGCTTTGCGTGCCGTAGTCCCTGAGATCCGAAAGCCGCAGCTGATAGCCCGAGGCTTCCAGCACGCGGGCGATGGCGCCGCGCCCGCAGGCGGGCTCCCAGACGAGATCCGAAAAGCGCTCCAGCGCCAGCAGCGAGAGCGTGGCCTCGGGCGGCGTCTGGTAGAGATTGTCGCCCCTGTCGGCCTTGCCGGCCGAGGCGGTGCCGATGGCGGCGCGCAGATTGGCGCGCGTCGGCGAAAGCCCGGCCTTGATCCGCTCGCCCAGCGTCACGCGCACAAAGTCCGGCATCTGGCGCACCACCTCGCGCAGCCGCCGGGCCTCGTGCAGCTGCTGCCGCGTCACGCCGAGATCGGCGATGCGAAAACCGTCCCCGCCAGCGACGGTTTTCGGGCGGCCGCCGCGCGCGGAAATCAGCCCCGCCGCCTGCGCCGCATCCACCTCATCCGCCAGCCCGACCGTGGCCATGGCCTCGATTTCCAGCGCCGAGAGCTGCATTTCGCGCGCCTTGGCGATCAGCCGGTCGCTCGCCTTGACCCGCTGGGCATGATCCACGGCCGCCTTGGCCTGCTCATAGGCCCCGGCCGAAAGCAGCCGCGCCGCGACATAATCGCCCTCGTCGAGCAGTGCCCGCGCGCGCTCGACCGATTGCAGCAGACCGGCGGGGATGACAGGCGTGACCGCGTTCATGACGGCACCCTTTCGAGGGCGTAGCCCAGACCCTCAGCCCGCGCATCACCCATGGCGCACCCGCTTGCGGTTGAGGTAGATAACCGATGCAAGAGCGCGCCATAGCGGCATCTTGCGCTCATGGCCAAAGCGTTGCGCCTCGCTGAAAAGGGTGCTCATCTGCGCCGAGATCACCACCGCGATCCGCTCCGCATCGATCTCGCCCTTGTACTCGGCAGAATGCAGCAGATGCTCCACCGCGCGGATCAGAGCTGCCGACACGGGCGCCGCGCCGGCTTTCACGCACACCTCCAGGACCTCACGTGCACCGCGCGCATGACGGCGATTGACCAGGCCGGAAATGACCGAAACAGCAAGCGTCTCGCCCACAGCAAACCGCGCCATGGACGGCGGATGCTTGAGGATTTTCACCCCTGCACGGGCACAGACCTGATCGACGGTCAGCGCATCCTCATCCCCCGCCGAGACCAGCGCCGCATGCAGCTGCGTGGAGGTAACGGAAATCCGGTCCCGGTTGTGGCGCACGAAGGCCGAGGCACGGGTCTCGCGCTTAGGTGCGGCGATCACCATCACCGGAATCGCCGGGATGCCGCCATGGGTCACGGCGCCGATCGCCGTGTGCTGCCCGTCGATCACGTTCAGCCGCCCATCGACCTCAACGACAACGGGCGGCTTGAACGCCGCCCAGGACCATTCGGAGACGATCTTGCGGATCAGCCGGACCGACCGTTCGGACAGCCCGCGCTGATAGCTCTCATCCACCCAGAGTTCCGCCGGCGCGACCATGCGCATGACAGGCGGCGCGCCCTCGACCGCGCCGGGCGAGAGATCGGGAAAATCGAGCGCGGCCACAGCCCGCAAAGCCTGTCCATCGGTCATCAATGCGCCCTCCTGAAATCATCAAGCCAGTCGCGGCCGCGCCGCGTCATCACAGCCATGGTCACGCCGCCCTCGCCCGGCTCGGGCAGGATCAGGCCCAGCGCCATGCAGCTCAGCGCATGCAGGCGGTCCTCGCTGGTGAGTTCGCAGCGCCCGCCGGCCGCCCCGAGCGCGCGCATCCAGGCGCGGTCGGCCGCCGTCATCGGCAGGGGCTCGGCATAGGAGACGAGCAGCGGCGTCATGGCGACATGCCCCGCTCCTGATAGGCGGCGCGCAACGCATTGCGATTTAGGCGATCGACCTCAGCGAGCACCTCCACCAGACCGATCTTGCCGGCCAGATACGCATCCGCAATTCGCGTGGCGCAAAGGTCGAAGGGCGCAGAAGCCAAGGCCTTGCGAAGCATCTTCGGGAGATGGTCGAAAGCCTCAATCTCCTCGCGAGCGCCCTTGTCCTCGCCGTAAATTATCCCGGGAACATGCGCGCCGACATTCGTGTCCATCACTGCGGCTCCCCGAAAAGGCCGCGCGCGCGCACGTCGCGAAACGCGCGCAGGAAGCGCACCAGGGTCGCATCGTCGCTCTCGCCGCGCTGGACCGAGAGCAGCGCGGCCAGCACCAGCACCAGATACAGCGCCTCGTCGGGATCGTCGGGCAGCAGCCTCTGCAGGGCGGCAAGCGTCTCCGTGCGGGGTTCGAGGAGGTCGCTCATCCCGCCCCTCCCACCATCAGCGCGTCGAGCCGGGCCAGCTCCTGCTTTGCGGCGATGATCTTGGCCCGCACGGCCTGGCGCTCGCGCGCATCCACATGCCCGTCTTCGATCGCCTGGGCGATCTCGCGCACCACATCGTCCAGCACGCCGTCGAGCCGCAGAATGGCCGAGGCCGTCACCTCGCCAAAGCCCGAGACGGGCTTGTTCTGCACCAGGCGCGACATGGCCGTGTGCAGAAACGCATGCGGCGTCCGCCGGTCGATCTCCACCGCAAGGTCGAGCCGGATGAAACTGTCGGCCCATTCGGGCGAGGTGGAGGCGTATTTGCTCAAGGTGGACGATCCGACCTTGAGCAGGCTTGCCGCCTGACGCACGCCGCCAAGCGCTTCGATACCGGCGGCCGTGGCGGCCTTGATGGCGTGAGCATGCTCGTCAGAAATAGCGCGCACGAAAGCACCCTTTGAAAAGGTCAAGGAAAATCGGAGCGGAAAGGATTCCGTGAGATCGGACGCGGGGACGCCTACAACCTCACGTCAGGGCCCCATTGGCGGCCCGCAGCAAACAGGGGAGACCACGGCATGAACCGGATCGAATCGAAGAGCGGGCGGCGACGGGAGACGAGCACCGTCGCCGCCCTGGCGGCCACACGCACAGCCCGGGCGCGTGGTCGATGGAAGCGGTGCCCGGCCCAGGGAACGTCGAGGCCGGGCACCGCGCGCAGCCTGGCCCTTGAGAGGAGACGACCGGCGCGCAGGGGAAGGAAAGACAAAAGGCAGGGAGAGGCCACAACCTGCTTGCCGCATGTCACGGATCATGCTCAACCTTCCGTTAGAACAACCAAAAGGAAGCATAGGCCCGTGGATTTGGACGAAGAGAACACGGAAAGAGCGCGTGCCAACGCCGACCTTCGAGGCCGTGTCAGCCTGCTGCATGCGGCGATTACCAACTTGATCGCGATCCATCCCGAGAAGGACGCACTTCTGGCCGGACTGGAACAGGTCGCTCGCGAAATGGTGGATCTCGCATTCGAAATGCCGCCGGGACAGGAATCGTTCGCAGATTTCGCGCACGGCTTTCGCAGCAGCGCAAAAGAGATCGCAAACGCGGTCGAGCTGCTGGCGAAGAAGCAGGCGCCATCGCGAACGCACTGATAGGTGGTGAGCCAGGATTGGCGCGACACGACGCAGCGCGTCAGCGCGGCGGGGAAAGCGCATCATGAATGCTCTGCAGATGCGCTTCCGTGTCCCTGCATCGCCGCTCAAGCTTGCGGATAGCCGAGTGATGTTGCCCCAGAATGAGCTGCAGGCGGAAAATTTCCGGCTCTGGCACGGACGGATCGAGACTTGCTGCCGCCTTGCGGCAGAGCGCAGCGAGGCGCCGCCGGAGATCAGAGATGGACATGGGCCAGCACTCCAAACACGAGAAAGACCCTCCGGGCCGCAGCGCAGCGCCGGAGAGAGGGAGGCTGCACAAGGCCGCCGGGGGAACAGGGGCGAGGCGCTCATTCGGCGGCCTCTAAGGCTGCCGCCGCCAGCTGGGCCAAGCGCTGATAACTGACACCATCGAGCCCGCGCTTTTCCGCACCATCAACGGCACGAACCCAATAGGCCGATGGAATCGACCCCCTGCGTCGCATGGCCTTTGCGGCGCCATAGCTCACGCCGATGTCAGACGCGAAGTCGCCGATGGTCGGCCAGCCATTAATGATGTCAGCGTGGGTCATGCATCAGAGGGTATTAATTGTACCCTGAATGTCAAGCGCCCAGTAGGATTACTTATACCTTTTGTCTGGGTATTTTTTGTACCATGTTGAAAGAAAATAAGATTTTTGAGAAGCAAGGACGAGCCGCACGGCTCCAGGAGGCGCGCAAGCTAGCGGGCTTCACGAGCGCCGTAGCGGCATCAGAGCGCTTTGGCTGGAACCCCAACAGCTACAAAGCTCATGAAGCAGGAAGAAACGACTTTGTCTCTGGGTACATCAAAGAGTACGCCAAAGCATTCAAAGTGAGCCTAAATTGGCTTCAGCACGGTATTGGGCTGCCAACAGACGATGATGCCGCTACCGTCAATGTCCTTGATGTACCCATCATATCTTGGGTCAGCGCGGGGCAGCTCACCGAACAGGATGGTATAACGGATTTTTCGGAATTTCCGACCGTAGCGACACTGGATCTTCCAGAGGGCGATTGGATTGCTCTGAAAGTCGATGGAAACTCGATGAACAAAATCAGCCCACCGGGATCGATCATTTTTGTTAACAGACGCGACCGGCGCTTGGCTCCGAACGCGCTTTATGTCGTCGCCGATGAAACGGGGTCCGCCGTTTACAAGAGATACCGCCCAGGCGAGCAACCACCCTTTCAGCCAGTAAGCTACGATGATGTTGCAGCACCGAAATTTGAGGGAGCAGTTTCAGTAATCGGCAGAGTGCGCCGATCAATTATTGATTTTTGAGCATTACTTCGAACGCGTGCCCTTAATGCAGGCGAGCTGGCTGTCATCTCGAAATTCACCAACTGCACTTTTTTTGTTGTCATCCGTACTAAACATCGGGCGTTCGTAAGCAGCGATAACCAAGGCCTCAAAAACCTTGGCCGTCCCTTCTGGGCCGACTTTCCTGACAAGCTCCAGGCTGCTTTGTAAAGACGACCCATTCTGTCGCCTCTGCATGATTGCCTCTGCGATTTGACCAACCACTTCGCACATATCCTTTTCTGCACGGGCAGTCTGAGCACCGGTCAATGCAGAAAGCATGATCAACACGCACGCACAGATGAAACGCATAACAAGCCCTCCCCTAAGCCACCCGTACTGGCTTACCTTGAGAGACTAGCAACCTAAAATTTATAATCAATACACGCGCTTATCGCTTTCTGAGGTATTATTTGTACCCGATGCGTTGACAGTTTAGGGTACGATAGGTACCTTTTCCCCATCACCCCAGACCGGGGCGGCGCGGAACAGGTCTCGCATCCCGCGCCGCCCTTGGGGTCACCAGGGAGCGCGCGGATGCATCGTCACATCAAAATCGGTTCGGTTGGCTCACGCGCCCTGTTCCATGAGCTCGCGCCGCGTCCTGTAGTCGTACCCCTCATAGGCCCAGACCTGGCCGAGGATGCGGTGCCACCAGGGAATGACGACGCGCTGATCTTCAGGGTAGAGCCGCGTTCCGGCGAGCGCGTCGTTATAGGCCTTGGCATCGAGCGCGCGCAGCATCGGCGGCTCGTCGGCCGCGATGCGGGTCAGGCGGCTTTGCCACCCCGCGCAATCGGCGGCGTTCGCCACAGGCACGGCCTCGTTATCGGCCAGCAGGTGGTAATAATCCCGCTGCAGCGCCTGATGGTCGCGCCCCTTTCCGGCAAAATCGAACACCAGCTGCAAGCCGCCGATCAGCGCCGTCAGGAAGCCGGAGATGAGCGCGAAGCTGTCGATCTCCAGCCGGCGGCTCAGATCCGCAAAGGCGCCCGCGCCCAGGAGCAGCACCGCCAGATTGCACCAGCGGCTCCAGCGCTCGAAGGTGAGACGCCGCGACGTGTGGTAGAGCGCGTTACGCAAGGCATTGAACGCAATGCTGTTTCTCGCGTCGAGCCAGTCGCTGCTCTCCACGGTCTCGGGGCTCTGCACATCGTCGCGGGTCATGGTCCTTCCTCAAGGTTTGGGGCGCGGCTGCGGCGCCGGAACGGGCTGTCGCGGCCCGGCAGGGCCGCCATCGGGTCGGGGCGGGCTCGTCGGCAGGGCCAGACGGGCGCGCGGCTCGGTCATCGGATCATTCATCGCACGGTTCCTTTCTTTCGGTGCGGTGGATGCCAGGGAGCGGCGGGCTTGCTCCGCCTGCCGCTCCCGACCCTTTCAAGCTGGCCCCAACCCACACGTGTTGCAATCCCCCGTTGATGTGATTTTTTGAGAGGAGGCCCGCCATGCAGAAAATATCGATCGAGGTGATGCGCGCCCTTGATGCCGCCATTGTTCGCGGCGCGACCCTGACGCTGCAGGGCCAGATGGACCGCAAGCTCTATGCGGAAACCAACAAGGTGATCGAGGCCGCCGGCGGCAAGTGGGACAGGCGCGCAAGGGCGCATGTCTTTTCCGGCGAGGCGCTGGAGGCCATCGAGCCGATCCTCCTGACCGGCAGCTACAGCCGGACGAAACAGGATTTCGGGCAGTTCGACACCCCGGAGCCCTTGGCCGATGAGGTCGTCACCCGCGCCGGCATCATGCCCGGCATGACCGTGCTGGAGCCCAGCGCCGGCATCGGCCGCATGGCCGCAGCAGCGCGCCGCGCCGGCGCCGCCGTCACCTGCTGGGAGATAGACGCCAGGCGCGCCGAGCCGCTGCGCGCGATCGCCGACAGCCTGACGATCGGCGATTTTCTGGCCGCCGCGCCGGCTGTAGGCTTTGACCGCGTGGTGATGAACCCGCCTTTCGCCCGGCAGGACGACATCCGCCACGTGATGCATGCGCACCGGTTCCTGGCGCCCGGCGGGTTCCTGGTCGCGATCATGTCGGCCGGCGTCCAGTTCCGCGAAAACCGGCTGTCGAGCGATTTCCGCGCTTTCGTCGAGGCGCAGGGCGGGGCGATCGAGCCCCTGCCCGACGGATCGTTTCGCGAGAGCGGCACCCATGTGGCCACCTGCTTGGTGACCCTGCCCGCCTGACCCTCTCACCCCCTCACATGAAGGAGACCCGCATGACAAAAGCCCTGCAGCGCATCACCGACGCCGAGCGCACCACGCGCGAGATGGCCGACCACATGCGCGCCTATCCCGGCTGCACCACAGGCGATCTCGCCTGCCATTTTCCGGCAGGCGACATCGCGCTCTACGGCGATGCTGCGGCAAAGCTGGCGCTGGCGGGCGACACCAAGCGCATCGACGGCAGGCGGAGTGCGCAGTGATGGACACGGCCGCCATCGCCCGCCGCCGCGCCCGCGCGGCGCGCGCCGAACGCAACGTCCGCCACACCCTGCTTTGGGCCACCACCGCCCTGATCGTCGGCGGGATCTTCTGGGCGGTTTTTCTGATGACGGTCTTTGGAGGACGATGAACCGCTTCGGCGTCCCGCGCCGATCGCGCGGGACTGCGAAACCGTTCCCCTCTTTGAAAGGAGCATGCCCCATGAAACTGCCTGACAGACCCACGCTCCAGCATCTGACCCGCCGCGCCTGGTATCAGGCGCCGATGGCCACGCTGGTCATTTCCGTCGCTTGCTTGCTCATCATCGGCACCCAGATGTCGCTGCAGCTGATCGAGATCGAGCGGCGCATGGCCATCGAGGCGCGGGTATGATCCGCCGGCTCCTGCCGGGCGCCAGCAACCGGCGCGACTGGCCGGCCAGCCTTGCCCTCGGCCTGCTCTTTTCGCTCGCCGGGCTTGGATATCTCGGCCTTGCGCTCGCGGTGATCCGCGCGCTCTGGCGCTAAGCCGCCGCCACAGCCAAAAAGCCCGGCCCTCCCGCCGCACCCGCGGCACACCCGACATCGACACCTCACCCCAACGCGCCCGCACAAGGAGACGCGAACGATGACGCATATCACCATCCTGCTGGACGAGGCCACGGAGGCGCGCCTGCGCCAGGCGGCCGAGGAGCATGACCGCTCGCCCGAGGACATCGCCTTCCTGACGCTCGCCGAAGGCCTTCACCACGCTTTCGTGACGCGCGAGGACGATCCCGGCGCAGACCTGCCGGCCCCGCATCCCGACTATGCACGCGCCCGCGCCGAGGCCGCAACGGGGCTGCTGTCATGACCACAGGCCCACGTTACCCCTCGATCCGCAACCGCCACATGCCCGCCGAAAGCGTGGTGCTGCGCGACTGGCACGCGGGCGTGACGCCCGTCCAGATGGCCGCGCGCTATGGCGTGGCGCGCAAGACGGTCATGAAATATCTGGCCGCCCGCACGCCCTTCTGGCGCGCCGAGCGCACCCGTCCGCTCATCGCCGATGAACGCCGCATCCTGGTCGAGCATATCGAGCGCACGGCCCAGAGCGATCAGATCTCGCTGATCTCCCTGCCGCGCAACAGCATGCACCTGGCCCAGCGCCGCGACAGCGGCACGATGCGAGGCCTCCATGTCTGACAGAAAAAACCACGTCACCTTCGCCGCGCAATGGCTGTACGTCCTACAGCCCTTCATCGAGTATGGCCAATCCCTTCCGGAGGAGACCACCTTTATCCACGGTCACCTGTTCGTGGAACCGGCGCGCCAGGGCGGCGCGCTGATCATCGCCGCGAACGCGCATGCGCTTCTGCTCATCCACGATCAGCAAGCCTCCTGCAGCGGACCACTCACCCTGGACGTTCCCGAAGATGCCTTTCAGGCCGCCACGCCGCCCGAGCCTGCGATCTTCTGGCAGGAGGGAGAGAGACTGACCGCCGAAATGCCGGAATGGATGCAGCCGGGGCGCTTCGTTGCGCACGACCATGGCATGTGGATCGAGCCGCGCATGCGCCATCCGCAGTGGGCCGAGGAGCGGCAGGACTTCTTCCCGATGCTCCAAATGAGCACGACCGTCCCTGCGGGATATACCGTTCAGGGCCTCGATTTCGAGATTACGCCCGGAATCAAGCCGCAGTGGCGCAGGATGCTGACTGCGGCCTTTGCCGATGCCGGCGACGGCGCGACAGCCCCGCTGGCCTTTGACCCGGCCATCGTCAGCCAATTCGACAGGATCTGCGCGCTGACCAGAAAGCAGTCCGGCGAAAAGGGCGCCGCAACCTTTCACCGCGCCACCAGGAACAGAGAGGGCACGCCCGGCCCCATCATCATGACCTTCGAGGGCCATCCGCACATTGTCGGCACCTACATGCCGCAGCGTGCCGACGGCTATGTCGGCCCGTCCTGGGCCCTGCTGCATGCGGCGCGCGAGGGAGGCAAGGCCAATGGCTGAGAAGAGCCTGATCGTCACCACCACATGGCGCAACGACAATCCCGGCACGATCTGGAACCAGCTTGCGCTCCGCCTAGGACGGCAGCCGACGAATGCGGAGGTGGCAGCGGAATGCCGGCAGATAATGCGGGAAGCGCGGAGCAACGCGAATGGCTGACCTCCCCGTCCCCTTCACCGGCGCCATGGTCCGCGCCCTGATCGAAGGGCGCAAGCGTCAGACCCGCCGCACGATCAAGAGACTACGCGGCGGAGCAGCATTTTGCCGGATTGCGGATCTTTGGCCTGCGCCCGCCGTCCTTGATTACAGATTCGAGGACGCGAACGGCGTCTGGCACGACATTAATAAAGACGAGCTGCTCGACCGCCTGCCCTATCGCGTCGGCGACCGTCTTTGGGTCAAGGAAAAATACCTGCCAGACCCTCCGGCGAACGATCCGTCGTGGGATGACCACACATGCACCTATGTCGAATGGAGCGGGTGCGGGAGCAAGGTCAGCGATATCCCACCAGCGCTGCGCCTGCCGGATCATGTCCTCTATGCGACAAATCCGTCCTTTTTCGGATACCAGATGCGCTGGCGCCCCGGCATGCACATGCCCCGCTGGGCCTCCCGGATCACGCTGATCGTGACGGAGGTTCGCGTGGAGCGCCTGCAGGCAATCCGTGAGGCCGACGCGATCGCGGAGGGTATCGAGCCACATAAGTCTGGATGGATGCCTTATGCGACCATGTTTTACGAGTCGGACGGCGTAACGCCCGCGAACTATCATGTTGATCCACGCATCAGCTATATGCAGCTCTGGGAGAGCATCAACGGTCCGCGGAGTTGGGACGAAAACCCTATGGTTGCCGTCTACACCTTCGCCCCGCCTATCCTCGCGAACATCGATAGCCTGCCAGGGGCTGCGCCATGACCCCAGCGCCCCTCGCCCACGCGCTCGCCCTCCTGCCCAATATCGTCGAGACCGCAGTCCTCGCCGCGCCTCGCTGGACCGAGAGCCGCAACGAGGCCGCCGCCCGGCTGGAACTCTGCCTCTATGAAGAAGGCACGGGCAAGGTCACGCCAATCGCCGTGATCCTGCCGGACTGCCCCTTTGCCGACCGGCGGCTGATGACCAACGCGCCGGTGTGGATCGCCGCGCTCCTCACTCTCCTGGCAGAGGTTTGGCGCCGCCTCGAGGCGCAGGGCCAGCCATGCCCCTTGGCCATCGCGCTGCCCGAAAGCCTCATCGACATCGATGCCGCCAAGGGAGCATGGCCCGTCATCCGCGATACATCCGGACTGGTGGAGGGGCGATGGGGCGAGGGCTTTGACACCACGACGGGCAAGCCGGGCGTGGAGCGGCTAGACCCGATGACTGGCGCATTCGAGCCGATCGCGACGGTGCTCCGCGCCTGCCCCTTCGACGACAAGCGCCTGCTCATCAGCGCGCCGGAGCACATCGCCGCCCTCGTGGCGCTCGTCCGCGACGCGCTGCGCCGCCTGCGCGCGCTGGAGCCGCCGCCCGCGCCAGCCCCGCCGCGCGGGCGCAAGGGCCCGGCCGACCACGCCCAGCTCGCCGGCATCCTCTGCGGCCAGCGGATCTTCCAGGTCTTCCTGGCTGAGCGCCACGGCGTCGAGAGCGCGGACGAGACCCGCGCCGCCAACCGCGTCCGCTCGCTCTGCCGCGTCACCTCGCGCGCCGAGCTCAACACCAACCCCGCCGCGGCCGGCGCTTGGCGCCGCTTGCATGACGAATTCCAGCTTTGGAGACAGGGACGATGACGTCAGGAGATCTCGCCCGCCTGCGCGCCGCCAACATTGCGCGTCAGGAGGAATGGTGCCCAGGCCGGAAGCCGGACATGAGCTTTCGCGCCATCGAACTCGCTGGCGAAGCTGGCGAGGCGCTCAATGTGGTCAAGAAGCTGGAGCGCGAGCGCCAGGGCTGGGCCGGATCCCGCGCTACACTCGAACAGCTGGCCGAGGAGCTGGCGGATGTCGTCATCTGCGCCGACCTGCTCGCCCTCGCCGCGGGCATCGACCTCGCCGTCGCCGTGCCGCGCAAGTTCAACGCGACATCGGAAAAGGTGGGGCTGGCAACGCGCATCGAGAGCGGCAGGGATGCCCTGCGCGCCGCCTACAAGCAGCTCGAGCAGCAGATGATGGAGGCGGGTTTCGCTGTCACGAGCAGCGAGCCTCTCGCTTACATCTCTCTGCAGACGCTGGTTCGGCTGGTCGCGGACAAGAGCGGTCAGTATCAGATGACGGTCCCGCGCGATCAACCCGGGCCGACAGAGATCGCGCTCTTCACCTGGCCCACGCCCTTTCCTGAAGCCGATCCGCCACAGCTGCAAAATGTCACGGCCGAGGGCGGTTGCGATCAACAGCCTGGAGGTGCTGCGGAAGCGGTGACCGCATCTGGGGCCGCAGCCTTGGAGAGCAGAAATGCCTGACCTCCTAACGCCGGCGGAGGCAGCGGCACAACTGCAAATTTCCGTACGCCAACTTCGTGACTTGACCGACGACGGGCAGTTGCGGTGGATTAACGTTGGCAGAGGCTCGGTGCGAGCCTTGCGCCGTTACGCGCAGGAAGATCTGGACGAGTTCAAAGCCAAACGATCGAAAGTCTCATGTCCCTCTACAAGCGCCCCGGCAAAGACACATATTCCTATGACTTCGTCGTCAGGGGCCGTCGATTTTCTGGCGATACTGGCGCAACGAAAAAGCGGGACGCAAAAGCCGTCGAAGACAATCAGCGGGAAATCGCCAAGGCGCTGATGGCAGCCGAGGCCGCCCTTCCATCCGACAGGATGGGTTTCGAGGCCGCAGCCTTGCGCTGGTATCATGAGATCGGCCAGCACCATAAAAACTATGAGACGACGCTGAAGGTGCTGGACTGGCTCAAGACCCAGATCGGCGGCAACACCGACCTGATGGACATTGACGACGCCCTAGTGGCGCGCATCGTCGCCAAGCGCCGCGGCGAGCGGGTAAGTCGCCGGCATGCCGATGGCAAGATCCATGAAGGCAAGCTCGTCAGCCCCGCGACCGTCAACCGAACCTGCACCCAGCCGCTGCGCGAGATCATCCTGCGCGCTCGCAAAGTCTGGAAGATCCGGACAGGCGATGTCCGATGGGGAGAGCATCTCCTGCGCGAGCCTCAAGAGCGCGTCCGCGAGGCCTCGATCGGCGAAGAGGACGCCATCATGTCGCAGCTCGAGCGCGGCTATGACGACGCGATCCGCTTCGCCTTCCTGAATGGATGTCGGCGGATGGAAATCCTCGGGCTGGAATGGTCACATGTCGACTTCTTTTCCCGGCGATTCACAGTGACAGGCAAGGGCGGGAAAATCCGCACCATCCCCATGTCGCAAGAGACGTTCGACATTCTGTGGTCGATCAAGGACCATCACCCCGTCAAGGTTTTCACGTTCGTCGCGAAAAGAACCGTAAAAAAAGAACAGCTGGTTCGGGGCCAGCGATACCCGCTCAGCGAGAGCGGTTTGAAGAGCGCGATGCGCCGGGCTGTCCCAGCGGCAGGCGTGGTCAACTTCCGGTTTCACGACACTCGCCATACAGCCGCCACCCGCGTGCTGCGCGCCAGCAATCTGCGCGTGGCGCAAAAGCTGCTCGGCCATGCCGATGTAGCCACCACAGCCAAATACGCGCACGCCCTCGATGATGACCTGCGCGCCGCCTTGGAGGCGACAGCAAATCCCACGAAAATTCCCACGAAGGACGATGCCACCGTGGCTAAGGAGTTTAAGATAAAGAGAAATTCGGAGTGA